AATCAATATAATAGAGTTTATAGGTCTCTATAATTTTTTGAAGGCTCCAATCTTCAGGGCTTACATTACCTAAACAAGTTGTAATTTTTGGGTGGTTAAATGTATTAATATCAAGGTATTTAAACCAGCTGGGGAGTAGTTCAAAACTATATACTTTAGATGCGCCCATGATATCAGCGGCATATCTACTAAATATTCCTATGTTAGCGCCACAATCAACTACTATGTCTTCGGGTTCGACTTTAATGCCAAATCTGTCGTATTCGAATTCTTCGACTATTTCTTTATAAAAACCTTCTAATAAATCTTTATTAGTTTCAGGGATAACAAAATTTTCAAAAACCATGTTTATTTTTTTACTGATAGAATTGGGAGTAGTTTGTAAAGTAGTTAGAAAAACCGTCAAGTAAAAGTTGTTGTTCTAAGAGTAATACTTGGCGTCTATTTATATTTGATACTTTAAGGCGATCTTCTCCAGTAAGAATCCAAATTAATTTAAAAGCATTATAATTTTCAAAATCTATATTAGGAGAAGAATTAAATAAATCGTTATAAGTATCTTGGTTAATTTCTAAATATATGTTTTGATTTGATTTTTTACAAAAAAATCTTGTGTAATATCCTAAATCGTAATCGTTTGAAGTAGGGGTATTTAGGCTATAACTTGGAGAATAAACTTTAGGTAATTGGTTAAGATTTATACCTCTTAAATTTAAATAATTATCTACTGAAGTAGATCCTGATACTATTTCTACGGGGGTTTTAAGTGGTAGATTAGGAGTGTCTACTGGGGTGGATTTGATTAATTCAAGGGTAGGAGTGTCATTTGGGGTTTTGCCAGTATAAAATGTTCCCTTAGAAGTAGCCCAATAATAACCAGTATATGCTGTGTTATCCTGGCGAGTAATGAATTCGCCAGGATTAGCATATAAATTAGTTTTAATTTGTGACTTAGGGTAATACATAATTTTATTTTCCTATAAGATTATGAATAAAATGTTCCCCCGGGGAGGGTTTGGTTAGGACTACGTAACACATTTTCAGTTTGGTTGTTATAATCTATGAGGTTTGCTTCTTGATTTGTAGTAGTAATTGTATCTTCTAATGCTTCATAAGCTAAACTATCTATATCAGTAGACCAACCATTTCCATCAACTTTATGATTAAGTCCCTTAATTACAAAACTAATTTTAGGATATGAAGGTGGTAATATTTGATTATTAATAGTAAACCTTTCATAAATTCTAGCTCCAGAAAACCCATCCATATCTAAACCTAAACTAAATGGAAAAAACGTCTGTGTAACAACTGTTCCTTTAGCTCCATAATCACTAGCTTTATATCTAAAAAAACTTGAAGCTAAAGTTTGTTGAGAATCTACTAATTCAGTAGAACATGCAGTTGCTGTTTTATAAAATGAATCTACTACACTACCTCTTAATTTAACTAAATTATAATAGGTTTTATACATAATTTGTTCAGGACTTAATGTTTTTTGTTCAGCTGCTACTACACTTACTTTTTGAGGGTAAATAGCATCTTGTATACCTTCGTTAAATTTCATTAAACCTGTTGAATTAACAACATCAGATGCTTTTTTAGTTTGGGCTGAGATTGCAATCATTGAGGCTAATTGGTTAGTAATAGTAGTAGATAATTTTACATCTGTTACAAATGCGCCTTCTTGGGTACTCTCTTGGAATCCTAATACATTAAAAGTAGTTAAAGTTTCTTTTGTTATACCTGTGATTACAGGGTCTAATGGGATATCATCTGTAATTCTAACAGTATTTTCATCATGGTCATAAGTTACAGTAAATTTGTTTACACTACCCAATGCTTCTTGTATGCCACTCATCATACTTTCTAAAAATTTCAACAAAGGTAATGAATTGTCTGTGGTAAGTTTTTTAATTAGGTCTGTTATAAAATGTATATTTACATGAATATCCATTAAACTACCAACATAATCACTAGGATTTTTACGAAAATCATCTCCTAATACTTCTTCCCAATATGGAGTAAAAGAATTAAAATCAATAGAATTTACTGTAACGTTTCCTTCATTTTTATCTGTACTAGGGACATAATCAACATTAGCTACTGAAAATGGGATAACACACACATATGGGTTTATAGAGTATTGGAATGGAAAAGTAAAACAAAAATTATTAAGTGTATCTACATCTATATTTACTATAGATTCTCCATTAGAAGTGTCATTTTCATCAGTATTGTAGATTAATAAATTACGTTCAATATACTCAAAAATTCTCCCTAATTTTATATATACAAAAGGGTAATTTTTACTTGCTTTAACAGCATGACCCACGACTTGCCCAGAAGCTCCTCCTATTGTGTCTAATACTACAAAAGTTTGAACAGCTACTACATCAAATGGGTCATTAGCAAATAACTCACCTGATTCAGGGGGGATAGGACCAGCAAAACAGGTAACTAAATTTTTATCTATAGTATTACTATTTACTTTTTTAGATTTGGTTTTTAAGTTAGTTGTAGCATAATCATATATTTTATATAAAAACCCGTTAAATTTAGAACGGTTTTCATCTGCTAATACTGAAATTTTATCGTTAATTTCTTCAGCTTTAATTGTATCCTTAGGCTCCGGGAGTTTAGTAAAGTTTCCTTTGTTTGATGCTAATTTATTATATAAATTTCGATATGTGCTTACTGCATCTTGGTTGGTGTAAAATACAGCCGAAGAATATGTTCCTGAGGGGGGAGTACCTCCATAGTTTGGGTTTACTTGTGTCGTAAAGCCACCCTTCCCATCTGGCACTGTCTGGTAGATTGATTCTGCTCCAAGTAATTGTTGGGCTTGATTATAACTAAGACCATTTGCACTTGAAGGATCCCAAGAAGTCTTACCGGCATTAATATTTGCCAAAAAAGCAGTAATAACACTTTGGTCAAGACCTAAATATTGAGTCCAATACTCTTTATAGTTTTTAGTTGAAGCTGAAGTTACATCTACTTCTACACTGAAATCACCTTGGCCAGCTTTATTGCCTGTAAGAGTTATTAAGTTAGGGTTAGTTGTAGTAGTTGCTGTACTTGATTTTACTATAGGAGATCTTATTTCTAAGGGTACAGTATAATTGTCTTTAGTTTTAACTCGGTTTATGTTTAAAGATTCAATAACATCTCCTACTGAAACTGCTGTTATATCAATTTCGTAAGTGCCGTTTTCTTTATAGTCCCATTTAAAATTAGTTATATGACCATAAAACCCATCGTAATTACCTCCTGTGTTTCTTCTTTCTAGTCTTATATTTTGTAATAATAGTTCTTGGGTAACATCTTTTTGAGGTAAACTATTATTTTTAAAGAAATTAAAGAATACATCTGTGTTAAAATTAGGGGAAGGTACATAAATAGGATTATCTACAGTGCCTGTAAAGTATGTTGTATGTCCCCATTCAATTAAGATTGTAAATCCGGGGCGCATGTATAAAGAATCAATTATCTGGAATTGATTTCTATTATGACATACTAATTTTAAACTGGCTTTTCTTAAAGAACCACGGTTATATGTTTGTATACTTAAAGAAGTAAGACCAGGCATAGGAACTAATCCTTGTTCTATTCCACCTAACCCATAAGCAAAATTATTAATTGAAGATATATCGTTAGCTACACCTGCTCTAAAAGTAGGAGTAAAACTATCTAACTCTTGCTCATTTGAACCAATATCCCTAGATATACCAGTAGTACCATTAAATAAAACATATTGTTTAGCTAATTCTCTTCCATTATAGATATCAGTGCCTGTTAGTTCTACACTTTTTTCTCGAGATATGTAAGCTGAGGATGCGGCTCTTAGCCAGGATGTTTTGCCATTTAAATATTGTTGAATTTGTCCTTGGTTAAGACCATTACTATCTAAACCAAAAGGAGACTTTCCATAAAGTCTTTGTCTTAAATTAACTTGATCTTTAGCCCAAGGTTGTAAATCAATTCCTATTATATTACCCATAATTAATAGAGGTTTATAAGTTTAAATAGATTTACAATATTTGTAGGGTTTGAAGGGATTCGTAATTGTGTACCAACTGGGATGTATATGCTGTCTTGGGGGAGGTCTGTTGTTAGATCAGTACCGGTTGTCCCAGTATTCGCAATAGATATAATCCACCATAAAGTAGGATCTTGATAAAATTGGTTTGCTAAAGTAATAAAAGTATCACCTATAGTAGTATAAACATAAAGATCATTTGATGATAAAGGAACTTCCGGGTATTTTACTACCGGAGGAACTAATTTACCATTTAGAGCTATATCAATCGCTCCTTCATATTGACTATAATATCTATTATACATTTTATTCTATTGTAACTAATTCGTTTTGGTTAGTGTTTATATCATACCCAATAAACTTAGAACCTCTTTGTGGTACAAAGTTGTGGATTGGTTCAAAATCAAGACTAACTTCAACTACAAAAGGTAATTGAGCTATTGTATCATCAACAGTTCCATCATCATTTCTAGCAATTTCCCATGAAGCTTGATCTGGGATGCTTAATTTTACTGAGGTTAATACTCCGGGTACATCATTAAACCAGTCTCCTATAGTTAAATAAGTAATATTTCCTCTCATAAAACCATCTTTATAATTAGGAGCTGTTAAAGATGCTAAATAATTTAATTTTTGGTATTGAGTATATTGTTCTTGTCGTGATTGAACTGCTACAGTAAACTCAACTCCCATACTTCTATCAAACGATTGGTACTTATAAAAACTTTCAGCTCGACCAATATAATTATAAGATTGATATTTAGCACGGAATCCGTCTGAGACTTTACCTAAAAATGCTCTAAAATTAAACCATATTCTATTTGAAGGTTGGTCAGGGTCTACTGCTGAGATTTTAAATTTGATCATATCATCATTAAGAATATCGTCGGTATTGGTAAGTAAGGGTTTCATAGCAATATGGTCAGTAGTAACCAATGTAGGTTTACCATCTGCTCCTCGAACTCCTTTATTTGGATTATTTCTAATTAGTCCTCTTTGTCCAGGATCACCTGTATTATAGGTAGATATTCTATTAAAAGTATTATAATCAGTACTTGGAAGTAACTTTTCTTCTTCTGGGGTTAAGTTAAGTTGTGTATTAATAACTCGTCTAAAGTCAATTAATTGAGCTATACTATTAGGTCCATAGATTTTGCCTAATTTTCCAGCATCACTTTCATAAGTTACTTTACCTAAAATATTTTGATCGTATGTTAATACACCATCTCCAAAACTACGTTTTTTATTAGTTGAAAATACGTGGCGAGGAATAATAGAAACTTGACCTCCATAATTATCGGTACCTCCATAATAAGTTTGTAATAACAAATCAGAACCAGGAACAATTTCAGGGGCAACCCCCAATATAGCACTATTAGCTATTTGATATGCTTGATCCTTACCATTTACATAAGTAGAGACTTTAGTTTTATAAAGATTAATCATTCGATTCATCTTAATTCGGTCTGCTGCTTTATAAGCATTGGTATAATTTAAAGGATTAGCCCATCCTAATGAAGGCATAGAAATTCCTCCTTGTTTGTAGAGGTGAGGAAAATTAACTGATGGTAATTGAGCTCCTCCAAATCCAATGTTACCACCATAACTAAAAATACCACCTCTAAATTCAGGGACATTTATATTAAACCCAGGAATATTTAACCCAGGAATAGTTACTCCTCCACTAAGTTGATCTAAAGTTTGTTTTTTGTCATATATTTGAGATATTGGGAGGCTGAATAGGAAACGCCAAGTTGACTGTCTTGATAAAGCTACTTGTTTACTTTTCCAATTTTCCCCAATATTTCCCCCAAGTAAAGATGTATCTTCTAGTAGATCTTTTACTCTACTATATTGATCACTTACATAGGTATCATATTTTCCACCACCTCTAAGAATAAAATCTAACCCCGATGCCCCAGGTGGTGTACCATAAGGATCAGTATAGGCTGGGATATCGGTAGTAATATAGGGTTGATTACTAGTTCCCCCACCTGGTAGATCTTTACTGTATTTTAGATCTCTAAGGTCAGATTTTAAGTCTATTAAAGGCATTTAATTTGGATTATGGTTTTGGTGGACGATCTCCTCCTGTTCCGTATGGATTTTTATTACCATATTTGTTTTTAGGATCGTTTCCTCCTCCGGTGTTTTGACCATTACCACCACGTGGATCTAGTCTTGAACCACCACGGTAGTATCTACTTCCTAAGTCAATATCATGATGTGACATAATAATTTAATTTAAGGGTTAATATTATATGTTATAAATATTATTTTTTTATTGAGTAGCAAATGATCCTAATCTCATAGTTTCTCCAACTTTACGTCCATCCATTTCTACTACAGATGGTCGACTAGTTAAATCACTTAATAATGTTTTAATAGCTGCGAGTTCATTAGCCATAGCACTATTGTCCATACTTACTGTACCTTTAGGAGCACTTATAACGTCGTCTCCAAATAATTTAGTACCTGCAATTACTGTGTCTTTATCGTTTAATGCGATAGCGCCTTCAGGGCCGTATAGAGTACGTTTTCCATAGCCAGGAGATACAATGTCGTCACCTTTAGCAAGGTATCTGTAAGCGAGTGCACCTATAGCAGCAGTAGCAGCACCTGCTGCTATTGGACCTGCTATAGGACCTAACATCATAAAAGCGCTCCAAATTGAAGAAACAGCTTGAGCTAAAAATTTGTAAGCAGCTGCAGCTATCTTACCTATAAATTTACCCATAGCTTTTATACCATCACCAATATAGCCACCTACTTGTTTCATTAATTTTCCAGAACCATCTACAAGATCTTTAAATCTAGATTGTTTACCTACTAATTTACCAGCATCATCTAAAACTTGTCTTTGAGTAAAAAGATACTTACCTATACTTCCAACCATACCAGGTAATTGCTTTCCTACCATAGGAGCTAATATTACACCCCAAGCACCAAATTTATCATAAATCCATCCTACAATATCTTTAATAGTTCTAAAGACATCAAGTACTTCTCGTACAGTTTCTCTAAATTCTGCCGCTTTTTCATCTGTTAATTCAAAGGTACCAGTCATTTCATTTACTTCTCCTAAACTTTCATTTAACAATTTTCCAATTTCTTCGAAAATGATATTGATATAAGGAAGTATTTTCATTTGGATATCCTGAAGAGTTTTTTTAAAGCCAAGAAACTGGTCACCTGTTCCCGCTAATGCATCTTGTCGGTCTTGTTCCATTTTAAGAAGTTGTTCTTGAACTGAGACCATTGAAGTCATTGCTGCTAATCCTTGGCTTTGGAGATCTATCATTTGCTGGTTCTCAGAAACGTTTTCTTTTGCTCCTGCTAACATGTCTGCCATTTCTTCAGAGGACATGCCTAAAGTTTTAGCTATAGCTTCTTTGCTAATACGATCTAAACTTGCAAATTTTTCTTGAGTAATGCCTTGTTTAGTAATTTCCTCCATTACTCCTGCACGATCATCATCTAAAGCTAATGCTCTAGCTTTACTTAAATCAAGATTCATTCCTGTTAAAAGTTGAGCTTCCATTTCAGCTGAAATAGAGTCTTCAAAATTTAAAAGGCTATCCATAGTTTTTTCAACTTTAGATAAAGAAAGACCTAATTTAGTAGCTTGAGCTACCACTTTAACTAATTCAGTCCCTTGACCTTTAAAAGCAACTTGAGTAGCTCTAGATACTTGTGCAACCTCACTTAACAGTTTTTTCTGGCTTACGTTAAGTTTAAGGTTTTTTATTGATTGGGTAGCAGTGTCAACCATATTTTTAACCATTGTACCTGCTTCTTGACCACTTTGTTTTGCGAATTTATAAAAAGTAGCTAAATTATCTGCTGACATTCCAGCAAATACATTTAACTGCATAAATGTTTTTTGGGTTTCTTTAGATAGTTTTTCAGCACCATTAATAGAACTGTAGATTTCTTTAGCTGAGTTTACGGCCATATCTCCTGTCATTCCCATAGCCATACCAACAGAACGAGCAGAAGCTGCTAATTCTTGACCTTTTGCAGCACTTACACCTAAATTTCGAGATAATTGAGTAGCTTGTTCACTAGTTCTTTTAATAGATTCAAGACCCATTTCTCCATACTTTACAAACTGTTGGTAAAGCGTAGTTAAAATTCCTATAATACCACCTGCTGCTAGAGCTTTAAGAGCGCCACCTACGGCAGCTACTGCTACTTTTAATTTACCCATAGCACCTGCCCCTTTATCACCCATATCGGTAACTTTCTTAGCAGCATCACGAGCACTGTCAGCGGCACCTTGGAAAACTTTAGCTACACCTGAGAGTCCTATTTTATTGAGGAATTTGCTAGCACCTTCAGCACTTTTGCCTAGTATGCCCATAGCGTTATTTATGTTTTTTTGCCTTCGTTCTTGATCTGCAAGTATTTCTCCTATTTTTCCTAATTGGGCAGCTTGTCTATCTAAATTGATGATTTGTTTAGCTTCTATAGATAATTGAGATTCTAAACCACGAAGTCGTTCAGAATATTGTTCTTCAGTAATTTTTCCTAATTCTAGTTGTTTAGTTAAGTCTTTTTCTCTAGATTTAAATAAAGCAACTTCGTTTTTTAAATCATTAGAAGCGTCTTTTAATAAGCCTTTCTTTACTCTTTCTATTTTATTTCGTTGTTCAGCTATTTTTACTAACTGTTTTTGAGTAGAAGCCTGATCATCAATATCTAGTTTTAAATCTCTTGCTATTTTAGCATTTTGTTTTGAAAGATCAACTGCTTGCTTATCTAATTCTGTTTTATCTTTCATGTACTTATACATTAAAGACATTTGAGTGGCTAACTGAGAAGATATGCTTAGCTGATCTCCTAATGCTTCATTTTGTTCTGCTATAAGATCAGCTTTTAATTGTTCTAGTTTTTCGTCGCCTTTAGCCATAATTAGAATATTGTACTCGTATAAATATTAAAAGGCATCATTTTTTTGATGCCTTTGTAACATAAGATGGAGGTTTAATCTTACTTTTATCAGGATTACCCCAATCTAAATTAGTAGTAGTAGAAGTTTTTCCAGTTTTAGAAGTAGAATTATTATAAGCTTTTTCATCAGCTTTATTTCTAGCATCTATAGATTTATTTAAGAAATTAATTGTAGCTCTTCTTAACCAAATTGGAAAATCGTATACTTCTCCCCATGAATAACCTCCTTGACCATTATACACTATATCGTGTATCTGTTGAAACACTAAAAGTCTATGCTCGGGCGTCAGGCCAAAGAAATTGAACTTCTAAAGGAATAGCGACCTCCTCTTCGCCGTTTTCTCCTTCATAAATAAAAGTCATTTTAGTATCTGGAGCAACTTCTTTGTAGTATGATCTTAAAGCTGTAGAATCACGTGCTAAAAGATAATTATCTACAAAATCACGAATAGTTTGTTTTTCAGAATCACCTTCAACAGAAGTGATCATATATTTAAGTCTTAATGAAGAATCTGCTGAGAAGTTCTTTTGAACTCGTTTCATACCTTTAATTTCATTAGTCATAGCAGTATCATCGTGACCTGTAAGAATTTTAAAAGTAATCTTAGTTCCTGAATGGGGAAGAGTAAATGGGAATTCATTTACACCTTTAGTAACTAAGGTTGTATTTAATTCTTTAGCTGGGAGGGCTGATAGATCTACAGTGATTTCTTCTTCATTGTATGTAAATGAATAGTCTTTACCATAGCCTAAAACTCGAGCAGCTACTAATAAGGAATTTTTATCACCTGTAACTAAATCATCTAAGTTACATTTAGTAACAATTACAGATTGTAAAAGTTTATCAACAGCTATACCTTGCTTAATATAACTTTGGTTAGTTAAAATGTCTTCTTCTTTTGCGGTCATGTACTTCATTTCAACTGTACCGCTTGATAATGGGTGCCCTTCAGGGTATAACCAACCTTTTGATGGGAGTTCTACTGTTTCAGTAGGGAATTTAAATTTTGGTGTTTCGTTTTCCATAGATTTTTAATTAGTTGCAACTGTGTATCATATATAAATACTATAAAGAGAAGTCTTTGACGAATTATTTATTAATATTGACGACCTTGTGTGCGATAAAGATCGAAATCTTTATACACTTTAGATTCTAGTTTATCGACTCGAGAGTCGGTATGTCGAACAACATTGTTCTCGACATTTTTAATTTCATTATATAAATCATTTCGGTAGCGTTCTACCTCATAATGTAGTTCTCTAACGTTAGCTTCTAGCTCTCGTTGAGTAGATTCCGCTTGTTTGCGGGTAATGTTTAATGTCTTTAAGACCAAAAACGTACCTGCAACGATCAAAAGATCAATCACAGCAAGCACACCTATAGTAAAAGATAGTGTTTCCATAGTTTTGTTTAGTATTAAGTGTCAAAGAACTTCTCTTATAGTAAATACAATATAAAAAAAGAGCTTGGCAAAGCCAAGCTCAAATTTAATTTTATGTAAACTTTTATTAGAAGTTTAGTACACAATAATCCATACCGAGGGTTACAGTGATATTTTGGGCAGCAGTATCATTATCCCAGTTATATTCACCAAATTCAGCGGCTTTAATAAATGCACCTTTAATAATCCATTCAGAAACGATATCACCTACAGGACCTAATACATCGATAGTAACGTCTTTCTTATAGAAATCACTATAACCATCTCTACCAGTTACTGATTCGTGGTGTAAACGAACCCACTCCATTACGGCTTGTGCGCCTGAAGGAGTAATTGGATCAAATAAAGTCATTGTTAAATCATTCCACTTTAATTTACCTTTAATTTTGCGGTAAACGTTAATATGGTTTAACATAATTTCTTCTTGCGAAAAACCTACAGATGAGATACCTTTAATTGTGTATGAAGGAATTCCACCAACGTACATAATAAATCTATTCTGTACTTTTGGTTCAAACGCCGTGAAGAAAATTTCGTTAGAGTCTAATACTGCCATTTTGCGTTTATATTAATTGTTCTATTATAAATATTCAAACTTTAAACTTTTATGCTGGGAAAGTAGCACCAGTTGGTAAGATGTTGAAGTCGAGGTAAATAAATTCAGCTGTCTTAGTTGGTTGGATGAAGATCTGGCCAATTAACTGGTTTCTATCAATTACATCAGCTGTGTTGTTAGTATCATCCATGATTACTCTGAACGCATACAAGCCTTGTTGTTGTTGAACTTGTTCTAAGTAAGGATTTACTTGAGCTAAGAATCTATTTCTAGTAGCAATTGTGTTTTGTTCAAATACTAAATTATTAGCTACTTGAGAAATAAATGATTTAAGTTCAATTAACAATCTACGAACGTTTACACGGTCGAGAGCTGTAGCTCTAGTTTGAAGTGTTTTCTGTCCGTATACTACAACACCAGTTCCTGGGAATGTAGCAATTGGGTTAACTTTTCCTGTGTATAATGTGTCTCTGTTAGCTTGAGTTAATGTCTTTTCAGCTCTAGTTACGTTACTTAAACCACCTCTGTTAATACCTGCTGGGGCAAACCAAGCATAAGAAACTGAATCGTTTTGAGCATATACTCCAGGAATCATTGCTGAAGCTGGAACCCAAACGTTTTCACCTGTATCTGGGTCATTGGTTTGTAACCAAGGCCAGTAAGTAGCAGCGTATGAAGTATTTCTAGTAGCAGCAGCTGTTGTAGCATTTGCAACAGTAGATCCATAAAGGTTTTGATCTAATATTAAAATATGATCACCTCTATTTTGTGCGTTAGAAATTAATGAAGTAACTTGAGATACCATTCCAGCACTAGTTACATTAGCTGTGTCAAATAAACCTGGGGCTGCGATCATATTGTACTGGTATGCATCTTGGTTTGCAAGAAGAGTAATCATAGCAGCATAGTCTGAACCTGTTAAGCCTTGAGAGTTAGTTACTCCACTGATAATATTATTGTAATATTTGTTTCCAGCATTAGCTTCCATATTACCAATAGCGTTTCCAAATGAGCCACTAGCTACAACTGGAAGAGAAGCTGTGTACGCTGATTTAGGAGCTCCTGAGTTATCAAAGTAATTTGGAGTGGTAGCGTTTACTGATTTTACTCTTACAAATCTAGAAGCATTAGGATATGATCCAGAGATTTCAATTTGAGAATTATCAGCACTTAAAGCTAATTTATAGTTACCAATTACTTTAGATACGAAGTTAGGTACTGTTGGGTCAAGTGATAAGTTAGTCCAAGTTTCTAATACATTAGTTTCATTAGCATTATCATCACCTCTTCTAATTACTAAATCAAAAGTACCAGATGAAGTATTACTAGTAACAATTTGCCATCTAATGTTATCTGATGAACCGCTTGCTAAAGCACCGTTTGAGTCTAAAGAGCTAGTGCTATTCATGATAGTACCCTCACTAAGGGTTTCAAGAACAAGAGCTACGGCACTATCACCGTTTACACCACCACCTAAAGTAGCTTGATCTGCGAAGCTTGAAGCTGATCCAGTTGAGAAAATTACTCCGTTATAAGTAGAACCAGATGCTGAAGATGAAATTGCTAAACCTACACCTGATTCTGAAACAAAAGTAAGTGTACCACCAAGAGCAGTAGCTTGGCCCATTGAAGCTGTTAAGTTAGCAAGTGATTGACCAACAGATGAACCTGTAGAGAAGAAATAAAGTAAACCATCAGTATCATCTGCAGGAACTGGGGTCGCTGAAGCAACAAAGCGGTAGAGACCAAAACTACCAGTTACGCGAACTTCGTCTCCATCACTAAATGCAGCTGCTAAAGCAAAGCTAGCAGTAGCAAATTTACCAGCTGTTACACTTTGGTTATTTGTAATATCACTTGAAGTAGCAGGTGTATAAGTTGAACCACCTCCAGCTACTACTCTAGATACTAATAATGAAGTACCTCCATTATTAAAATAATTGTAAGCAGCTATTGAAGTAAAGTAAGTGTATTGTTCACCACCACTAATGAAAGTTGTACCAAATCTATTTGTGTAGTCATTGTAAGAGCTAACAAGTGTTGGGATTTCAACTGGTCCTTTTACTGTAGGGCCTATGATAGCGGCACCCGCCTGTATAGGTAAGCTACTAACTTGAGACTGGTCGTTTTCTCTAGCTAATACTCCTGGGGAGATTAATGTTTCTGCCATTGTTCTATTGGGTTAATTTTGTGATAAATATTATATTTTTTTGTTAAAGTCAATCTTTAATAAACTCACCTGTTTCGATATCAATAGAACCTTGCCCGTATTTAGCTTCAAGAGTACTTCCAATTTCAGTTTCTCTTGTTTTTAAGTTGTTTAATTCTTCTACTAAACTAGCTTTTTGAATTTGCAATAATTGGATTCTATACTCAAACTCCCCAAACTGGGCTATTATGTTAGTACCAATTTCTTGAATTTCCTTTAATTGTTGTAACTCATCAGTGGTTAAAAAAATCTTTTCCATAGTGTTTTATGTTAATAAATATTAAGGGTTTTTTGTAAAGCACTTATTACCATATTAGGAGTAATATTTTTTGTGCATTCGAATTGACGTAAAGTTCCTTTATGGTCAGGACACCATTCCCAATCTCCAGGATTTAACCATTCACGGTTAAAACATCCAGTACATACATTAGATCTTTTAGGAAATACTCTTTCACAAGTAAATTCTGTATGTGGTTCGCTAAATCCTGAGATTAGTATAACTGGGGTTCCAGTAGCCCAAGCTAACCAACTTAAACCACTACCAACACCAATAAATGCATCAGCATGTTTAATTTGATTTATTCTTTCTTCTAATGAAAAATCTCCAGTTTTATTTATAATTCCTTTTAAAGTTCCTCCTAATTTAGAATCATGCCATTTATCTCCCCAAGGTTCTTGAGTAATCATTACTACTTTGTAGCCTTGTTTATTTAGATAATCAATAACAGTTTGCCATCCTCTAGGATAATTCCAATACTTAGCATGAGCCGAAGCGTGGGGGGCTATTACTACATACTTTTCTTTTAATGGAGAAGGTTCTTGTGGGAGTTTTATTTTGGGTTTTATTTCAGTATACTCTAATCCTAGAATATCAGTTGAAGTTTGTTGTAAATTTAAAGCTTTAAAATCACGGGGTACCTTACTATAATTAACAACCGCATCACTTTCATAATGCCAACCTACACCATACATAGCATACAAATCAAATACTTCAACTCCAGGAGTTATAAATTCTAGTTCTGGGTATTCATCGATAAACCAATCATTATGGAATGTAGAAGTTATAACATGGCAATTCCATTTTTTTCTAAATTCATCAACATAGGGAAACCAAGCTAATGTATCACCAATAGCACTTGAATCCATATGGATGTAAACTCTTTTACCTTCAGGATTATACTTATGTTCAAAAACTAATTCATTATTTGAGGCATCATATACTTGAACTAACCAATTAATAAAATATTTAATGTTAGTACGAGTCCACATGTTAGTACTAATAGTAGTATCGTGTAATATAGTTTGGGTGTCTTGGTCAGTAAATACAACTTTATATTGTTTTTCTTCAGGACCAGTAACTTCTATAAAAGCCCCATCTACAAAATTACAAGAAAATTTATTTTGTAACTTTTTAAATGGAATTTTTAAAATTTTAGTACTATTATATTCGTCAATTAAAACTTCTTTCATACAAACTCATTATATATTTTTACTAATTCAGTAGTACGATTATACCAATCTAATTCTTTAGCAGTATTTGCACATTTTTCTCTATAAGAATCAAAATTTAATAATATATCTTTTAATCCTTGATCCATTTTAAATACATCTCGAGGAGCTCTCCAAGCACCATGAAAATCAGTTTCATGCTCCCAATCAGCAATAATAGGTAAACCAGCAGCTGCGGCTTCAATCATAGTTAAATTAGGATGACCTGCTTCTAACATTGTTGGATGGATAAAAATATCATGTTTATGATATAAATCTAATAATTCAGTGTTAGGTAAATCAAAAATAATACTTAATTTAGGATAATTTAAAGCCCAAATGTGATTATTAAAAAAATTTTGATTATTGTATGGGCCCGCTATTGTAATTTCTAAATCATTTAGCATAGCTAATCCTATACCATAAGCAAAACCTTTTCTATCAAATCCAGCTTGACCTCCTAAACCATTATTAGCAACCATTAAAAGTTTAGGTTCAGTTGGTATTTCTTTTTCAATAGGGTAAAATTCTTGATTATTAACCCCGTGAGCAAAGTATCTTACTTTAGGATGATTATCAAACCAATCTACTAAAAATTTAGCAGGTACTAATGATACTAAAGATCCTTCAATAGCTTTTAAATTTTCTTTATATACATTTGAGTCTTTGCCATAATGAAATACGTGGTGATCATGTAATTGAAATATGTAAGGAATATTTCGTTCAGCTAACATTAAAGCTAAATTAGCAACATGGCAATGAACTATATCATATTGATAAGGTTCAACCCAAGTAGCAAATTTAACATCAGCTACATGTTCTTGTTTTTCAAGATTACACTTAAATTCCCAAATAATTTTTTCTATAGCACCCCAACCTTTAGGAGGAATAGTTAATCCGCAAGCGGGGTCGATATGGGCTACTCTCATTCTTTAGCAAATATTAATGGACTATTTTCGTCTGTTGATTTATCGGTTTGTTCAATAATACTAAATCCTGGGAGGTGTTTAGTATAGATTTTTTCTGCTGTTCCTACTTTTAATTCAGCTACATTACATACCCACATATCAAAAGCATCCCATGGTGTTGTACTAATTTTATCTTGAATATAAGATAGTTTATCATTATTAATTAAATATGATTGGGCTGGAATAAATGGTGTAACGTTTGTATAAACATCTTCAATTTTAGGTCCATTTAAATTACGGTTTTGCCATGGATTTCCAAATCCAATAATATCTTGGTTAGTTTCTTTTGATAATCTACTAAAACGAATTAATGAATCATATAACTCTTGATAGTCTGAGTCAACAATTACATCTCCTTCAAATATTAAAATATAATCATAGTTATAATTATCTTCATCATTTATAGCTGTAGTATGGGCAATATAACAACCATAGTGGCCAGGAGCAAGTTTATAGTAACCAGGTTTATCTTGAACGTCATCTGGGCGATTACAAGTATCTTTAGGAGGTAATTCAGTCCATATTTTATTTATACGTTGTTCATATTTAATACCTGTTTTTTCACAAAAATCTTTAATATTGTTTACTGAGCGTATTTCTTTTGGATTGGTTTCCGGCTCAGTAACTAAGTGCATTAATTTGATTTTTTTAGAGGTTACTAAATTTTTAATTTTTATAAACCCATTTTGAGGTAAGATATCATTATAGTAATTATAATCAATGTTTATTTGTTTACTTTCTATAAATTTATTAGTATTTAAATCAAAAATTTCTAATTTAATTTCATACAAATCATTTTTATTAAATGATTCACAATTTATGGGTAAATAATAAAAAGTTTTGTCTATAATTTCTAAATCTTGGGTATTAACTAAATTTGAATTTTTAAATACTGAGAGTTTGAAAAGTCTACTATCTTTACTATTTAATACTTGGATATAAGGACAAAATATCTCTGGGTGTTCTTCTACTGGGAGTGCTGTAAAATATTCTACTCTTGAAAAATCTTTATGAGTAATATCTCTATTTAACTTTTCTCTAAAAATTTCAGTATTTTCATAATGAACTTTGGGGAGATTTTTAACTCCATTATACATTAAGTTTTCTAAACTATTAGTCTCTGATCCCCATTTATGCTGTAAATCATCATACTGTTTAGAATCTGTTATTAAAGGGAAATTTTTAGTATAAAATTCAGGTTTAGCTGCAGCAAAGAATGTAGTTAAACATGGGCCTTCTTGTTCTTGTCTAAATTCATAAAAAGCATCTTGTGTATCTAAAATAGATGAAATTTCATCTAAATATGTTTTATGATTTAAAATATAGTCAAAATTTAAAAAGAATACTTTTTTAATACCTAACTTTTTTGCTAAAATACATCCATTGTAGTAATTAGTATAAACTGTAGGACCATGATATATGTCATTATTTTCACCATTTAAATTAACGTATACATCAAAATCTGGGGAGTAATAGAATGATTTGTTAAAGAATGTATGTTTAGTTAAAATATTATTTTTATCGTAAATACAATAATCTACTAATGATTGTAATTCTTCTGGGATAGGAGCATGGGATACAAGGATAATTTTTCTTCCAGTTTGTTTAGCTTTTACAATACATTCTTTAGTTGTATTAACAATGCTATCAGTAATAGGATAAGTAGAAATAATAATAGCCTCATTTTCAGGATTATAAATTTGAACTCCTAGTTTTCCAGCTATTAACTCACAATTTTTTTCAAAATTATCAAATTCTAAATAATTTACTCCTTCAAAATTATCCCAATAATTTAAGTATACTGGGAGGTTATATATTAAAATTGGGATTTGATATGAAACTGCTTCACGAATTACTAGTGGCATTGTTTCTTTATCATTATTTGTTCCGCGAGAAGTAAACAAAAACAAATCCATTGCTTGATAGAATTTATCTACATCAGTGCGTTCGTTCCACCAAGTTAAGTTTGAAGGTTGATTATTAGCTAAATCTTCCCAGTACCATTTAAAATTATCAGCTCTATTACCTAAACTATGGAATTCAACATCAGGAAATTGTTGAGCATATTCAAAAAATTCTTTTTGATTTTTTCTAGGAGTGTATAACCCAACGTGTAAAACATGTTTTTTGTTTGGATCTAATCCTAATTCTTTTAATGCTTCTTCTCTATTAGGACGTTCAACGTATTCAATTGGGTAGTATACTACAGTTTTAGGAATGTCTATATCTTTATATTGTTGAATTTGCCACTCAGATACAAACATAAATTTGTCTGGGAAGAATGATTTTTCTTGGGTATTATAAGATGAATCATGGGATGTTTCTACAATTCTATATTTACGTTTAGTAGAGTATATTTGTTCTGCTACAGATCTGTCCATAAAAAATTCAGGAATTTCTTCTAAATGAACAATATCAGGTTGAACTTGATTGATTATATCAATAAGTTCCATTTTATTATCTCCTAAAGTAAAAAATCTACTAGAATCTATTAAATCTACAATTTTATTTCTTGTAACTACTAAAACTCCCCCAGTACAATCTACCCATTCAACTAAATAAATTTCATATGTATCTTTTAATAGCTCAATTTTTTTACATAGATATTGAGGAAGGCCCCCAGTAGATAAATGGGGAGCTATATACAATAATTTCTTCATAGACTTGTTTTAGTTTATAACTAATTTAATAACTTTATTTTGATTTGCCAAGTTGTTTTAATCCTTCTTCTTTAGATAAAAGTGTTCCCTTAGATAATATTTGTTGAAATTCTTCTAAAGTAACATAATGAATATTACCTCCACTAGCTTTTATTTTATTTTCTAATTCAGGGGTTAAAGGTATCATGCTGTATACATTGGAATTACATAGTCTGTTGCTCCTACTCTAACGGCTAACCAGCTATCTGGGGTACCTAATACATTATCATCAGCTGTTGCTCCAATAATATCACTAACTCCATTTCTACCACCAGGAGTATAAGCACTACCATAAGATCCACTATGAATTAACTTTAAACCTGTATAAAATTGGTTACCTACTTCTAAATAGTTTGTACTATTAACATATAAAGCATTACGAGAAGTTCCTCCTGTATCTTGGAATCTTAAAGAAGCTGCGGGTACGTTAGATCCTGTAATAGATATTGAACCTGAAACTGTTACATGGTGAAGTGGGGCTGCTGTGTAATTAACTGCTAAGAAAGTGCTACCAGTTAATACAACATTACCATTAGTAGTATCATAATAAAAATTAGAATAAACCGTAGGATCTCCAGATTTACCATAAGTTGTAATACCACCTACAGTAGAACCTGCCCAGTTTACGTTTACAGTTCTATCAGTACTTAATGATCCTCCTCCATTTAAACCCGTACCTGCTACTATAGATACGTAAGTACCTGCTGTACCTATATTACCTGAAATACCAGATACACCTGAAGTGCCAGAACTACCTGATGATCCAGCTTTACCTGCTGTACCTGAACTACCTGAAGAACCACTAGGGCCAGAATTACCAGCGTTACCACTAGATCCATTTGAACCTGTAGTTCCTGAATTGCCTGATTTACCTGAGTTACCATTGTTACCGCTTGAACCATTAGAGCCTGTAGTACCTGAGTTGCCTGAGTTACCTGAGTTACCATTGTTACCGCTTGAACCATTAGAGCCTGTAGTACCTGAGTTGCCTGAGTTACCTGAGTTACCGGCATTACCATTTGAGCCGTTTGAACCTGTTGTGCCTGAATTACCAGATTTTCCTGAGTTACCTGTAGCACCTGCTGAGCCAGAAGAACCTGTAGTACCTGAAACAGCTGAAAGGCCACTTACACCTGATGTTCCTGATGAACCTGAAGTTCCTGATGAACCTGATGATCCAGACTTGCCTGAGTTGCCGGAATTACCAGAATTACCATTTGAGCCGTTTGAACCAGTAGTACCTGAATTACCTGAGTTACCTGAGTTGCCACTTGAGCCATTGGAACCTGTTGTACCTGAGTTACCTGAGTTACCTGAGTTACCGCTTGAACCATTTGAACCAGTAGTACCTGAATTACCTGAGTTACCTGAGTTACCGGAATTACCACTTGAACCATTAGAACCTGTTGTACCAGATTGACCTGATTTTCCTGAGTTACCTGTAGCACCTGCTGAGCCAGAAGAACCTGTAGTACCTGAAACCGCTGAAAGACCACTTACACCTGAAGTACCACTTGATCCACTTGTACCAGATGAACCTGATGATCCAGACTTACCTGAGTTACCTGAGTTACCACTAGATCCATTTGAGCCAGTAGTACCTGAATTGCCTGAGTTGCCTGAGTTGCCACTAGATCCATTTGAGCCAGTAGTACCTGATAATCCTCCTACGCCTGAAGTACCTGATGAACCTGAACTACCTGAAGAACCTGAGCTCTGGCTTAAACCTGATGTACCTGTATTACCTGATGAACCTGAACTACCTGAAGAACCTGAGCTCTGGCTTAAACCTGATGTACCTGTATTACCTGCTGAACCTGAAGAACCAGATGTTCCTGATGAACGGCTTAAACCTGCTTTACCTGAGTTACCAGAGGAGCCAGTAGAACCTGCTGAACCAGACGAACCTGATGAGCCAGAAGTACCAGATAAACCACCTACACCAGAAGTACCTGATGAGCCCGAAGAACCAGATGAACCTGCTGAACGACTTAAACCGGAGTTACCTGTATTACCTGATGAACCTGAACTACCTGAAGAACCTGAGCTCTGGCTTAAACCTGATGTACCTGTATTACCTGATGAACCCGAAGAACCTGATGAGCCTGAAGAGCGACTTATACCAGAAGTACCAGTATTACCTGATGAACCAGATGATCCTGAAGAACCTGAAGAGCCTGAAGTGCTTGATAGTCCACCAACACCTGAAGTACCTGAAGAACCTGAACTACCTGATGAACCTGAAGAACCTGCTTTACCTGAGTTACCAGCATTGCCACTAGATCCATTTGAACCAGTTGTACCCGAATTACCAGACTCACCTGAATTACCACTTGAACCATTTGAGCCTGTAGTACCTGATAATCCTCCTACGCCTGAAGTACCTGAAGAACCTGAAGAACCAGATGTTCCTGATGAACGGCTTAAACCTGAGTTACCTGAGTTACCAGAAGAACCAGTAGAACCTGCTGAACCAGACGAACCTGATAAGCCAGAAGTACCAGATAAACCACCTACACCAGAAGTACCTGATGAGCCCGAAGAACCAGATGAACCTGCTGAACGACTTAAACCTGAGTTACCTGAGTTACCTGATGAGCCTGTTGAACCTGCTGAGCCTGATGAGCCTGAGGTACCTGATAGCCCACCTACACCAGAAGTACCTGATGAGCCTGAGGAGCCTGAACTACCTGCTGAACGGCTTAAACCTGAGTTACCTGAGTTACCAGAAGAACCAGTAGAACCTGCTGAACCAGACGAACCTGATGAGCCAGAAGTACCAGATAAACCACCTACACCAGAAGTACCTGATGATCCACTTGAACCTGATGAACCAGAAGAGCGGCTTAAACCTGAGTTACCTGAGTTACCTGATGAGCCTGTTGAACCTGCTGAGCCTGATGAGCCTGAAGTACTTGATAAACCATTTACACCAGAAGTACCTGATGATCCACTTGAACCTGATGAACCAGAAGAGCGGCTTAAACCTGATGTACCTGTATTACCTGAAGAACCTGCTGAACCAGATGAGCCTGAGGAGCCTGAAGTGCTTGATAGCCCACCTACACCAGAAGTACCTGATGATCCACTTGAACCTGATGAACCAGAAGAGCGGCTTAAACCTGATGTACCTGTATTACCTGAAGAACCTGCTGAACCAGATGAGCCTGAGGAGCCTGAAGTGCTTGATAGCCCACCTACACCTGAAGTACCTGAAGAACCACTTGAACCTGATGAACCAGAAGAGCGACTTAAACCTGATGTACCTGTATTACCTGAAGAACCTGAGGAACCTGAAGAACCAGATGAGCCTGAGGTACTAGATAATCCTCCTACACCTGAAGTACCTGAAGAACCACTTGAACCTGATGAACCAGAAGAGCGACTTAAACCTGATGTACCTGTATTACCTGAAGAACCTGAGGAACCTGAAGAACCAGATGAGCCTGAAGTGCTTGATAAGCCACCTACACCAGAAGTACCTGATGAGCCTGAGGAGCCTGAACTACCTGATGAACGACTTAAACCGGAGTTACCTGAGTTACCAGAAGAACCAGTAGAACCGGCTGAGCCTGAAGAGCCAGATGAGCCTGAAGTGCCTGATAAGCCACCTACACCAGAAGTACCTGATGAACCCGAAGAACCAGATGAGCCTGCAGAGCGGCTTAAACCGGAGTTACCTGAGTTGCCTGATGAACCTGTTGAGCCTGAAGAACCCGATGAACCTGTTGAACCCGATGAACCAGAAGAACCTGAAGAGCCACTTGATGCTCCTGAACTACCTGAAGTACCTGTTATACCAGAACTACCTGTTTTACCTGTAGAGCCAGATGAACCTGAAGTACCTGATGATCTACCAGATGAGCCTGAGGTGCCTGCACTACCTGATGTGGAACCTCCTGAGCTACCACTACTGCTTCCACCTCCACCACCACTTACTCCTCCTATAACGTATCTAACTTGCTTTGAATTAGGATTAATTACTAAAGCATAGTCTTCAACAGAACCAGTGGGAACTGATAGTAAAAATAGGTCATTTATAACCTTATTATCTTGACCTGAGTCTTGTTTTTTCTGGACAGTATATCTTTTATTTTCACCCATTATATAGAGGAATTCCCGTGTTTTGTAATAAATATTTTAGGGTCTATGAATAGAAAAAGGGGCATACACCCCTTTAACTATATAAGATGAATTTTAATTTATTTACTATTTTTTAATTCATCAAGCTGTGTTTTAAGTTCTTTAACTGCTTCTATTAATACTGCAGTTAATTTTTCATAATCAACAGTTTTAACTATTTGAGGGTTGTTTTTATACTCTCCTACTTTAAGTTCTTTTTCTCTTACAATGTGAGGGATAATTTCTTCAACTTCTTGGGCTATTACACCTAAGTCATGTTGTCCTTTTCTACCACCCGCATTCCAATCATATTCAACACCTCTAAGTTTAGTAACTTTATCTAAAGCGTTTTCAATAGTTGTGATATTGTCTTTTAATCTTCTATCTGAAGTTGTAGTAGAGTAAGCAATTACGTCACCGTCAGCGTGGAAATCACCATCATTTTGAATTAAGGCATCTAAGTTACCATCTAAGTAGAATTCAATTTGAGTAGTGTTAACGTGGATATAATCATTAGTATCTCTACCAATATACCAAGCTTCACCTCTTAAGTCATCTTGGAGTGATATAGTCCGGTCAGTAATCAATGAACCACCACCTGATAGACCAGAACCGGCTGTAATTGATACATAAGTACCTGCTGTACCTACATTACCTGAGATACCACTTGTACCATTTGTACCTGAAGTACCTGATGAGCGTGAACTGCCTGAACCACCTGCGTTACCATTAGCACCTGAAGTACCACTTGAACCAGTTGTACCAGATGTACCTGAATTACCAGAGTTGCCTGAGTTACCGTTGTTGCCATTAGTACCATTACTACCAGATGTGCCTGAATTTCCTGAAACTGCTGAGTTACCTGAGTTACCTGCATTACCATTGTTACCAGAGGTACCATTTGTACCTGAAGTTCCTGAAGTTTTGCCTGTTGAGTTACCACTAGTACCTGAAGTAGTAGCTGAAGCACCTGAAGTACCATTTGTACCACTTGTACCTGAAGTCCGGCTAGTACCTGAAGAACCTGAAGAAGCACCTGAGGTTCCAGAAGTACCATTAGTTCCAGAGTTACCTGAGTTACCTGAGTTACCTGAGTTACCTGAGTTGCCTGATGAACCTGTTGTGCCTGAAGTACCTGAGTTACCTGAGTTGCCTGAGTTACCATTGTTACCTGAGGTACCGTTTGAGCCATTAGTACCTGAAGTACGGCTTATGCCAGAAGCTCCAGTGTTACCACTATTACCATTTGTACCAGATGAACCTGAAGTACCTGAAGTCCGGCTTAATCCTGAGTTACCGTTATTACCATTAGCACCGTTTGAACCATTAGTACCATTTGTACCTGAAACTCCTGAATTACCTGAGTTTCCGTTAGCTCCATTATTACCTGAGGTACCGTTTGAACCAGTTGTGCCATTTGTTCCTGATACGCCTGAGTTGCCTGAGTTGCCACTAGCTCCATTATTACCTGAAGTACCGTTTGTACCAGATGTACCTGAATTACCAGAGTTGCCTGAGTTGCCTGAGTTACCAGTTGAACCATTAGTACCAGAAGTTCCTGAGTTGCCTGAGTTGCCTGAGTTACCATTGACTCCATTGTTACCTGAGGTACCATTTGAACCTGTGGTACCTGAGGTTCTGCTTAAACCTGAATTGCCTGCGTTACCATTAGCTCCGTTTGAACCATTAGTACCAGATGTACCTGAATTACCAGAATTACCTGAGTTACCTGAGTTACCACTTGAACCATTTGTACCTGAAGTACCTGAGTTACCTGAGTTACCAGCATTACCATTGTTACCACTTGAACCATTTGTACCTGAAGTACCTGAGTTACCTGAATTGCCTGCGTTACCGTTGTTACCTGAGGTACCATTAGTACCAGTTGAACCTGAGGTTCCTGAAGTACGGCTTAATCCTGAGTTACCAGCGTTTCCTGAGTTACCTGAAGTACCATTTGAGCCTGAGGTTCCTGAAGTAGCACTTACGTTGGATGAACCAGCATTACCGGCAGCTCCGGTTGAACCATTTGTACCTGAAGTTCCTGAAGTAGCACTTATGTTAGATGAGCCAGCTGCTCCGGCATTACCACTAGAACCATTTGTACCTGAAGTACCTGAAGTACCTGAGTTGCCTGAGTTACCAGCATTACCATTGTTACCACTTGAACCATTTGTACCTGAAGTACCTGAGTTACCACTATTACCAGAGTTTCCATTAGCTCCTGAAGTACCGTTTGTACCTGTTGAACCACTTGTACCAGAAGTCCGGCTTAATCCTGAATTACCTGCATTGCCTGAGTTACCTGATGTGCCATTCGATCCTGAAGTACCTGATGTATTACTTACGTTAGATGAACCAGCATTACCAGCAGCACCGTTTGAACCATTTGTACCAGAAGTTCCTGAAGTGGCACTTACGTTAGAAGATCCTGCTGCTCCAGCATTACCATTTGAACCTGAAGTGCCTGAAGTGCCTGAAGTAGCTGAATTACCTGAATTGCCGGCGTTACCATTGTTACCTGAAGTACCATTGGAACCAGTTGTACCAGAACTTCCTGAAGTTCTACTTGAACCTGCAGTACCATTATTACCTGAAGTACCATTTGTACCAGTTGAACCTGATGAACCTGATGTCCGGCTTATTCCTGAACCACCATTATTACCGTTTGAGCCTGTAGTACCAGATGAACCTGAAGTGCCTGAAGTAGCACTTAAATTACTACCACCAGCAGCTCCTGCTGAACCAGTAGTACCAGATGAACCTGAAGTACCGGAAGATTTACTTAAGCCTGATTGTCCAGCTGTGCCTGCGTTACCAGTAGTACCGTTTGTACCGGTTGATCCACTTGTGCCTGAATTAGCACTAGCACCTGCAGTACCATTATTACCTGAAGTACCATTTGTACCTGATGAGCCTGATGAACCTGATGTCCTGCTTAAACCTGAACCTCCATTATTACCATTTGAGCCATTAGTACCAGTAGAACCGCTTGTACCTGATGTAGCAGAATTACCTGAATTACCGGCGTTACCATTTGAACCATTAGTTCCTGAGGTACCTGAAGTACCAGAATTACCAGAGTTACCAGCATTACCTGAGTTACCATTTGAACCTGTAGTGCCTGAAGTGCCTGAAGTGCCTGAGTTACCTGAGTTACCAGCATTGCCTGAAGTACCATTTGTACCTGTTGAGCCACTTGTACCTGAAGTTGCACTTAAATTAGATTGACCAGCAGCACCAGCAGAACCTGTAGTACCAGATGAACCTGAAGTACCTGATGTAGCACTTAAATTGCTACCACCAGCATTACCTGCTGAACCAGTTGTGCCTGATGAGCCTGAAGTGCCTGAAGAAGCACTTAAGTTAGATTGACCTGCCGCTCCTATTGAACCAGTAGTACCAGATGAACCTGAGGTGCCTGAAGATTTGCTTAAGCCTGATTGACCTGCAGTTCCGGCGTTACCTGTAGTACCATTTGTACCAGTAGAACCTGAAGATCCGCTAGTAGCTGATGCGCCTGATGTGCTATTATTACCTGAAGTACCGTTTGAACCAGTAGAACCACTTGAACCTGATGTAGTAGCCGCACCTGAAGTACCAGCTGCTCCTGTTGAGCCTTGAGTACCTGATGAACCTGAAGTACCTGATGTAGCACTTAAATTACTACCGCCAGCTGCTCCAGCTGAACCAGTAGTACCAGATGAACCACTTGTTCCTGAAGATTTACTTAAACCTGATTGTCCAGCAGTACCTGCATTACCAGTAGTACCGTTTGTACCTGTTGAACCTGAAGATCCGCTAGTAGCTGATGCACCTGATGTGCCATTATTGCCTGAGGTACCGTTTGAACCTGTGGAACCACTTGAACCTGATGTAGCAGCTTCGCCTGAAGTACCGGCGTTTCCTGTTGAACCTTGAGTACCTGATGAGCCTGAAGTACCTGAAGTTGCACTTAAATTAGATTGACCAGCAGCACCAGCAGAACCTGTAGTACCAGATGAACCTGAGGTACCTGAAGATTTACTTAAACCTGATTGACCTGCAGTACCTGCATTACCAGTAGTACCGTTTGTACCTGTTGAACCTGATGAACCTGAAAGTGCTGATAATCCTGAAGTACCAGCGTTTCCTGAAGTACCATTTGTACCAGTTGAACCTGATGAACCTGATGTAGCAGCTTCGCCTGAAGTACCGGCGTTTCCTGTTGAACCTTGAGTACCTGATGAGCCTGAAGTACCTGACGTGGCACTTAAATTACTACTACCAGCTGCTCCGGTTGAACCTGTAGTACCAGATGAACCACTTGTTCCTGAAGATTTGCTTAAGCCTGATTGACCTGCAGTTCCGGCGTTACCTGTAGTACCATTTGTACCAGTAGAACCTGAAGATCCGCTAGTAGCTGATGCGCCTGATGTACCTGCAGCTCCAGTTGAGCCTGTAGTACCAGATGAACCTGAAGAGCCTGATGTTGAAGATTGAGCAGATTGACCAGAAGTACCCGTATTACCTGAGGTACCATTCGAACCAGTTGAACCTGATGAACCTGAAAGTGCAGATGCTCCTGAAGTACCAACGTTTCCTGAAGTACCATTTGTACCAGTTGAACCTGAGGATCCACTAGTAGCTGAAGCGCCTGATGTGCCTGCAGCTCCTGTAGAACCTTGAGTACCTGAAGAGCCTGAAGATCCAGATGTAGTAGATTCGCCTGAAGTACCTGCGGCTCCAGTTGAACCAGTGGTACCAGACGTACCTGATGAACCTGAAGTTGATGATTGAGCAGATTGACCTGAAGTACCCGTGTTACCTGAAGTACCATTTGAACCTGTAGAGCCTGAGGTACCTGATTGAGCTGAAGCTCCTGATGAACCTACATTTCCACTTGTACCATTTGTACCAGTGGAACCTGAAGATCCGCTAGTAGCTGATGCACCTGATGTACCGTTATTACCTGAAGTACCGTTTGAACCTGTAGAACCAGACGAACCTGAAGTATTAGATAATCCTGAAGTACCATTATTACCTGAAGTACCATTTGAGCCTGTAGAACCTGAAGTTCCTGCTAAACCAGAAGAACCACTTGTTCCTGATTCGCCTGAAGATCCTGAACCTGAACCTACACCACTAGTACCAGTTGAACCTGTAGTACCTGATGAACCTGAAGTAGAGCTGTCACCGGAAGTGCCTGCAGCTCCTGTTGAGCCTACTGTACCGGAAGAGCCTGAAGTACCAGAAGTTAAACTATCACCTGAAGTACCTGCGGCTCCTGTTGAGCCTTGAGTACCAGAAGATCCTGAAGAGCCTGATGTAGCTGCTTCTCCTGAAGTACCAGCAGCTCCGGTTGAACCTTGAGTACCTGATGAACCTGAAGTACCAGATGTAGAGGCTTCACCTGAAGTACCAGCAGCTCCGGTTGAACCTTGAGTACCTGATGAACCACTAGAACCTGAAGTAGCACTATCTCCTGATGTGCCCGCAGCACCAGTTGAACCTGTAGTACCTGAAGAACCTGAAGAGCCTGATGTTGAAGATTGAGCAGATTGACCTGAGGTGCCTGTATTGCCTGAGGTACCATTTGAGCCTGTAGAGCCTGAAGTACCTGATTGAGCTGAAGCTCCTGATGAACCTACATTTCCACTTGTACCATTTGTACCAGTGGAACCTGATGAACCTGAAGTTGCAGATTCACCTGAAGAACCTGAAATACCTGATGTACCTGAGCCTGCACCTGTACCACTTGAACCTATAGTACCTGAAGATCCTGAAGAGCCTGATGTAGCTGCTTCTCCTGAAGTACCAGCAGCTCCAGTTGAACCTACTGTGCCCGAAGAACCTGAAGTGCCTGATGTAGTAGATTCGCCTGAAGTACCTGCGGCTCCTGTTGAGCCTTGAGTACCAGAAGAGCCTGATGAGCCTGATGTAGCAGCTTCGCCTGAAGTACCTGCAGCTCCTGTTGAACCTGTAGTTCCAGATGAGCCTGAGCTACCTGATGTGCCTGATTGGGCAGATTGGCCTGAAGTGCCTGTATTACCTGAAGTACCGTTTGAACCAGTAGAACCTGAAGTTCCTGATTGAGCTGATGCTCCTGATGATCCTATATTACCTGAGGTACCGTTTGTACCAGATGAACCTGAAGAGCCTGAAGTTGCAGATTCACCTGATGAACCAGATTCACCTGAAGTACCAGCACCAGCTCCTGTACCACTTGAACCTATAGTACCTGAAGAACCTGAAGTACCAGATGTGGCTGCTTCTCCTGAAGTACCAGCAGCTCCGGTTGAACCTACTGTACCTGAAGAGCCTGAAGTACCAGATGTAGTAGATTCGCCTGAAGTACCTGCGGCTCCTGTAGAACCTTGGGTACCAGAAGAACCTGATGAACCTGAAGATCCAGCTTCACCTGAAGTACTTGCTATGCCAGTTGAACCTGTAGTACCTGAAGTACCAGAAGAACCTGAAGTTGAAGATTGAGCTGATTGACCAGATGTTCCTGTGTTACCTGAGGTACCATTTGAGCCTGTAGAGCCTGAAGTTCCTGATTGAGCTGATGCTCCTGATGATCCTAAATCTCCTGATGTACCAGCTGAGCCTGAAGAGCCTGCTGAGCCTGAAGTTGCAGATTCACCTGATGAACCAGATTCACCTGAAGTACCAGCACCAGCTCCTGTACCACTTGAACCTATAGTACCTGAAGATCCAGCTGAACCTGATGTACCTGATTCACCTGAAGTACCTGATTCTCCTGTTGAACCTACTGTACCTGATGAACCTGATAAACCTGAAGTAGCATTATTACCTGAGGTACCAGATTCACCTGTTGAACCTGAAGTACCAGAAGATCCAGATTCACCTGATGTGCCAGACTCACCAGATGAGCCAGTTGTGCCTGAAGAACCAGATGAACCTGAAGTTGAAGATTGAGCTGATTGACCAGATGTTCCTGTGTTACCTGAGGTACCATTTGAACCAGTTGAACCTGATAAACCTGAAGTGCCAGATTCACCTGATGTGCCAGACTCACCAGATGAGCCAGTAGTACCTGAAGAACCTGAAGAACCTGATGTTGAAGATTGAGCAGATTGACCTGAAGTACCTGTGTTACCTGAAGTACCGTTTGAACCTGTAGAGCCTGATAAACCTGAAGTGCCAGATTCACCTGATGTACCTGAAGCTCCAGTTGAACCAGTAGTACCTGAAGAACCTGAAGAGCCTGATGTTGAAGATTGAGCTGATTGACCAGATGTTCCTGTGTTACCTGAAGTACCGTTTGAACCTGTAGAGCCTGAGGTACCTGATTGGGCTGATTCTCCGCTTGAACCTAAAGCTCCTGATGTGCCAGCTAAACCTGAAGAGCCTGATGAACCTGAAGTTGCAGATTCACCTGAAGAACCTGAAGTACCTGATGAACCTGAGCCTGCACCTGTACCACTTGAGCCTATAGTACCTGAAGAGCCAGCTGAACCTGATGTACCGGATTCACCAGATGTACCACTATTGCCTGAAGAACCATTAGTTCCTGAAGAATTAGATTCGCCTGAAGTACCTGAAATTCCACTAGTACCTGATTCTCCTGTTGAACCAGATGAACCAGATGAACCAGATAAACCTGATGTACCCGCAGCTCCGGTTGAACCTACTGTACCTGATGAGCCTGAAGTGCCTGATTGAGCTGAGGCTCCTGATGAGCCTAAATTTCCACTTGTACCATTTGTACCAGATGAACCTGCTGAACCTGAAGTTGCAGCTTCGCCTGATGTACCTGCAGCTCCTGTTGAGCCAGTAGTACCTGAAGAGCCGGAAGAGCCTGATGTTGAAGATTGAGCGGATTGACCTGAGGTACCAGTGTTACCTGAGGTACCGTTTGAACCTGTAGATCCACTTAAACCTGAAGTGCCAGATTCGCCTGAAGTGCCAGATGAACCATTTGAACCTGATGAACCTGAAGTACCGGATGAGCCAGCAACTCCTGATGAACCTGAAGTACCAGATTCACCTGAAGAGCCATCAGCTCCACTTGAACCTGATGAACCTGAACTACCTGATGAACCTGAACTACCTGATGAACCTGAACTTCCTGATGAACCACTTGAACCTGAACTACCTGAAGAACCTGAACTACCTGATGAACCTGAACTACCTGAAAAACCGCTTAAACCTGATGTTCCGCTTGAACCTGATGAACCTGAAGAACCACTTGAACCTGATGAACCTGAACTACCTGAAGAACCTAAACTACCTGATGAACCTGAACTTCCTGATGAACCTGATGTTCCAAATTCGCCTGAAGAGCCTGAAGTACCTGATTCGCCTGAAGAGCCTGAAGTGCCTGAAGTGCCTGATTCGCCTGAAGAGCCGGATGTACTAGATTCGCCTGAAGAACCTACGGCACCTGAAGTACCTGAAGAACCACCAGAGCCTGATGTTCCTGAAGTAGAACCTGATTGACCTGAAGATCCAGTAATACCTGAAGTACCTGCAGAACCTGAATATCCTGATGTTCCAGATGAGCCAGTTGTGCCTGAAGAACCTGCGGTTCCAGATGTGCCAGAAGTAGTGGATTCACCACTAATAGAAGTTACGGAAGGGCCAACTGTTACTTGGTCTAGATATCTTATATTTGCCATTTGATCTCAGGTATATCTAATAAATATAGATTTAAACAATAAAAATTAAGGTACTAAAGTACTTTTATTAACTCTTTTTTGTGCTTCTAATTCTTGAGGTGTTGGAGTTTCTATTCTACCATCTGAATTTTGGTTTCCAATGAATATACCAGGATCACTTACAGTTTCCATTGAAAATAAAATTTTAGAACGCTCAGAAAACTGTGGAAAATTTACTCCATTTTTTTGGATTACATCAGGAATTAAATACCCATTAAGTCTTATATTAAAATTAGCTCTAACTACTCTATTATTATCCTGAACAAGTTCGGTAGGAGTAGCAAAAGAATCAATCATTGCTCTAAATTGAAAACGTTGTGGGTCTCCCCAATATGCATCAGAAGCATAATTTATAGCCTCAACTATTTTATTAAGTTGATCTATATAATAGGTTTGAATTAAACAACTATAGTCTAAAGTTACATAATCTGGGACTACAGTAGTAAAATAAGTTTTAGTAGGGATTCTATTGTTTAATACATTAAATTTAGAATAATAATTATCTTTATTCCAAGTTGTACTTACAACTGCAAAATTATTAGGGTTATTAGCGTCTAATTTATTAGCTATAGTTCTATTTTTTTCAATAGTATCTCTTTTAATTACAATAACAGGAAGCATAATAGCTCCATTTTTATCTCGATAATATCCATCCTTTTGAATAGCTTTCCATTTTTCAGGAGCACCATATAATACAGGAACTTCAATTTTATTTCCGTTTTGTACTACAGAAGGACGAATAATGTTTTGAAAATAATAAAATACTGCTTCATCAATATCTTGAATGCCAATAGTTAAAGGTTTAGTAGTTTCTCCTTGTGCTGATTTTTGAGTACCTCTATTAGAACGACCTGAAAAATTAGGGTTACCTTGTTCTTTATCAATTGCAGTATGTTTCCCAATAGATATTTCTTTTTGGGTTTTTGGTATAGGTTTTCTTCCAGTAGTAGCCATTACATTCTTTCTTTAGTTATACCAACTTTATCAGCAGGTACATAGTGAGTAGAACAAATAATTCCAACATTATATCCAAATCTATCTAAATCAGTTTCTAAAGGATTATTACCATTATCATCAGTAAATGGGTAATCTGGATCTTTACCTACGAAGAAGTTGCTTTGGTCTATAGTGTCTACTTCATAATAAGCTTCTTGGAACATAATAATATCACCTACTTCAGGAACTACATTAGCTCCATTAGGATTTTCAGCAGATACAGATAATAAATCGTCTCTTAAAAATCTAAATGTTGGGTTCCAAGTATAATCTATATTAATGTCATTAACACTATATAATTGGTCTGGGATGTCTATTAAGCAGTATAATAAAATTGGGGGATGATAGTATTTGTCAGTAGAAGATTCACCGTAAATATTTACTTTAGTTTCTTCAATATCATATTTGTACAAAACACATTGTTGAGAAATGATGTTGTGCATCAATTCTCTATTTACATGTCTAAATAGACTTATATCACGTGCTTCACCGTATAATGCCATTTTATCCTACAAATATTGTCATTGGAACTTTATTTAACTCTTCTTGGGCAAAGGTAGATTCATTTGATTTTCTTTCAAGTAAAGATCTACGAGAAGTTTCGTCAAAATATATTCTTAATCTTTCAACTAAAGCATTTTTTTCAGCAGCAGCTTGACTTGTTAATTCTCCACCATTTAATGTTACTTCAGCTCCAGGGATAGGGATAGTTGAATATTTGTTTCTAACTAAACCTAACATTTCTTTAGATAAGGCTAAAGTATATTCAAAAATCCACATTCTACCTACAGAGTTAACTTGAGAATAAGAAATATTTCTGTAAGGCACCTGAGAGATATTAGTAATAATATTACTTCCTGTAGTGAATGAATTATTTAATCTTTCAGTCTTATTTAAATATTGAAACCAAAGATTAGCACCATTATCCTCAGATCCTGGGATTGGGAAAATTCTAAGTCTATTATTTATTAATTCAAAGCTATAGCTAGACATTCTAACTGTGTTAGACATTTCTAATTCTTGAATAGCTGCTATATCATAAGCTACAGGCATTACTAAAGTAGAGTACGCTGTGTTGTAAGCAGTAAAACCATATGCTCCTAAAAATCCACCAAATCCTACTCCTAAACCAAATCCAGGAGCACCATAATAATAATTAGCAGAAGCAGGAATACCATTAAAATAAACACGTTTTACTTCAAGTTCACTTCCTGAAAGGCTACCTGAGTTTATAGCCCATTCATTTAAATCATAATCTTGAACACCAGCTGTTAAAACAACAGATCCACTATACCAATTAGTATTTCCTCCTACTCCAGCTTCTTCACCATATTGTTCTGATAAGCGAATAACATTACCCATGTTAGGGGTAATTAATGAAGATGATAAATCTGTATCAGTTCCTCCATAAGATTTTCCAGCTCCTTCAATAGATAAATAATCCTCTCTTTGTTTATATGCATATAATTCATTGCCATATACAGTTACAGCTTCTTCAAACGCTGTAAAGAAAGAGCCAGACTGTAGTTCTACGTTTTCAATAGGATATCCTAAACGAATAGCACAAAATTTAGTTACTTTTAAAGCATCTGCTTGGAATTCAGAATCAGAATCGTAAAACCCAAAAGGAGTTATACCTGAAGCCCAAGTTTGTTCACCATTATATATTGGGATGTTTGCCATTGCTTTTTGTTATAAATATTAAAAGAAATATATTTATTTATTTTTTCCACTAGAACCTGATGTGCCTAATACTATACCTTGCTCGGCTGCTTCCTCGTATAAATTAATTAAATCTTCTACAATAGAATCTCTATGATTAGTTTTAAGTGATATAGCACACATATTTTTTACTTTACGTGCAGCTGAGTATAAAAATCTAAATCCAGAATCAGCTTTACGCTTTAAGTCTACTTGGTGATCGTCTCCACATATAATCATTTTACTACGTAAACCAATTCTAGTAACAATCATTTCCATTTGTTCGTGGGTTACGTTTTGAGCTTCGTCCACAATAACCACACTATCGAGAAAAGTTCTACCACGCATAAAAGATACTGGAACAATTTCGATCTGTCCATCTGATATAAGTTTTTCAATTTTTGTTTTATCGTACAGAGTGTACATATTTTGGTATATAGGCTGGACCCATGGGTCCATTTTTTCGCGGAGATCACCGGGGAGGAACCCGATTTCTTCCTTACTCACCGTAGGACGTGTAATAATAATTTTATCGCATTCTTTCGTAAATAATTTTTCTAATGCGATTTGACATGCTAATAATGTCTTACCTGAACCAGCTGAACCAGCTAATAATGTAACTGTATTGTTTAATATTTTTGCTTTTGCTTCTTTTTGTTCTTCATTTAATTGGATTTTAAATTTAATAGGACCTTTGGGTCTTCGTTTCTCGACGAAAACCTCATCGTTGTGATGGTTTGATGTCATAAATTAAGAACGTTTGTTGTTAATTATACATATAAAAAAAGAGCCCCGCTTTCGCGGGGCTCCCTATTTTAATTCTAGATTAAACTACTATTAAAGGCTAGTTAAACCGTTAACGTAGATCTTACCGTAGAATTCAGGACGTAACATCTTCTTAGCGTAGCGAGTTAAGAGGCCTTTACGTGGAGTAAATGTCTCAGGATCGTACACAAGAGGAGTCATGATTAAAGGAATGTATGGGGCAAATACAGCACCAGCCTCTAAGAATTGAGTACCACGGAAACCTAATAAGATAGTGTTTTCAGTCATATAAGGGTTCTTGTAAACCTTATAACGGCTGTTTAAATTACCAGATTTCTGTACACCAAATGCATATTCCATTTTTTCAGCGTCTGAGTTATCAGCAGCGAAGCCTGGGATAGATTCGATGATAGTAGCAACAGTTGGAGATACTACCATAAAGTTAGCACCACCACGAAGAGTTAACTGGTGGATCTTGTTGCTTAACTTATTGATTTTAGTACCTAAAGTCTGGAACCACTGGCCTTGTGTGTTGTAGTATCCAGCATCACCGAATTGAGAAACAGCAGTTTCAGTACCAGTGATAGTTCTGTTAGAGATAACTGACCAGTACTCAGTACCAGCAGCAGCATCTTCAATTAACATATCAAGGATTTCGAGGTCGATTTCTAAAGAAATGTACTCGCTCATGATGTTAGTTACTTCAGCTTCGGCATCAAGAGCTTGATAAGCATTAAGGTCTTGAGCGAATTCAGGAGTCCATACAGCCTTTAACTTTTTAGTCTTAGCAGTGATGGCTTGTGAACGCATACCGATATTAATTTCTGGGATAACGATGTTACCAGTGCTTAATGTGTTTGGATATGCAAATGAGCTTGAAGATTCGAAATCACCACGGTTGTTATCAGCAGTAATCTTGTTGTAGTATACAACTGAGTTAGCTGAAGTAGCTGTACCGTTAGTTAAAGCTGTAGAAGCAGTAACAAAGAAGCTAATGTTAGTACCATTGTATGTAGTGAAAGCTGGTAAAGCTGTAGCTACAGTAGCGGCACCACCTGAGATTAATAAGAAACCACGAACTGCATCTGGATCAAATGTAGGTAAACCAGAAGCGGCTACAGTAAATTTCTTAACTTCACCTGCAGCTACAGAAGCTGAAAGAGATGAATCATATCTAACGTCAGCTAAAGAAGCTGAAGCTACAGTAGCTGATACAGTTGAAGAGGTTTGGTTAGTAGAGAAAGTAAATCTACCAGCACCATATAAACCACCTTCAGCAGCTGGAGTAGAGAATGGGTAAGTTGAACCTGTAGTACCATACATAGATTGGCCAGCGCTAAATGGGTTCTTAGTGTTACCATACTGGAAATCTAAATAGAATACGAGGCCTGAAGGTAAGTTCATTGGCTGTACAGAAACGAATTCTTTAGCAGCGATTTGACCGAATACCTTACGTACTAATGGTAAAGCGATACCAGCCCACTGCTCGCCAGTTCCTACAGTAAAGGAACCACCTTGACCAGTTTGTGATTGCTCAACCACTAATTGCTTAGCTTGGTTCTCGAGGATGATAGACATGTTGTTCTTAGAGCCTTCGTTAAGACCTTCTAATAAACCTGTCTTCTCCCACTTTGAAGCCAATCTAGCAGCATCTGACTGCATGTTCTTCCATCCGTCAGCAGCAGATTCTAAAAGTTGTTGTACTTGTGACATAGTGTTTTAGAGTTGTTTTAAATTAATTTTTATTTTTTAATACCAGCGAGAACTTGCCATCTTGCAAATTGCTCGTTTACTTCGAGAATTGGTTGTTTTGTTGGAGCTGTAGTACCAATAACTTTAGAAGCCATTCCTCTTACTGATTCGTTTACACGAGTTGTAGAGCTTGTGTTTTCATTGATAGTTTCAAATACAAGTTTTGCTTCAGTTGTTGATTTAGCTTTATCAAAAGCTTCCAATACTTTTACTTTTTGAGACTCAGATAAGTTCTTAGACCCAAAAATCTTATTTACATAAAGAAGTTTAGCGTTAAGAAGGTTAACTTCTTGAAGATCGGCTTTTAGTTCGTCGATTTCTTTCTTCATTTCGTCCCTTTCTTCTGTTTCACCAATTGATGAAGTTCTACCAGCGCCTGATTTTTCCATACCTTTAGATACTAATCCAGGAGGTAATAAATCGGCCTTATCTACAAACTTAAACATTTCATCGTCGATTAAAGGACGGCCAGCAGCGGCGTTGTCTTTCATTCTTTGGATTACTTTGTTTAACTTGTCACCTAAACCTTCTTCAATCTCTTCTTCTCCTTCCATGATTTCGTCTACTTCTACTTCGTCTTCAACTGATTCTTCATCTTCCATTTCGCCGTCCATTTCCATGTCGTCTTCCATTTCGAATTCTTCACCAGCTTCTAACTCACCAGAACCAACCATATCGCGGATTACGTCTTCGATGAATGATTTGAGATCGTCTTCTGACATCTCTTCAAGGTCGATATCTTCGTCTTCCATTTCTTCGCCTTCGCCTTCTTCTTCAGCGTCAACTTCAACTTCTTCCTCTTCTTCGGCCTCATCCATTCCATCGAGTTCAGCTAAGATTTCGTCTAAATCCATTTCTTCGTCCATGTCTTCTTCTTCAAGAAAACCTAAAGGCTCACCTTCAGGAGTTTTCTCTCCAATATTACCATGAGGCTCAGAAGTTTCTTCTTTAACTTCATCTTTGCTGTGCTTCATTTCTTTTACTTCCTCTTCTTCGTCCATTTCTTGCAATTTAGCAGAAAATTTTTCTTTAAGGTAAGGAGTAAAAGCTTCTTCTAAAGCAGCCTTTGCATTTGCAATAGCAGTTTCTTTAACAGCTTTTGCATCAGCGATTGCTTCAGCAAGCATTTCTCTGTTTGTCATTTTCCTCAAAATTTTTGTTTGGGGGTTACGATTATTTAAGAATCGTAATATAGATAAATTTAAAATTAATACTATATGTAAATAGTATATTATGTCTATACATATGTATAGATTTTATAAAAATAAAAAAGGCCCCCTTTCGGGGACCTTGCCTAAGGTAGCAGGCTTCTTAAATATTGTTTAAAATGGTTCTGTAATGTTAATTTGACCTTTAGCTAAAGCATTCATTTTGTCTTGAGACTTACTACCCTCGCCATCGGTTTGAGGCATATCAATACGACCTGGTGCCATTGCTATGTGACCATTTTTAACTATTTGCTCTAAATTTTGATATAGTTGTTTTGCAACTTTTTCTGGGGAGTCAAATCCATATTTAGCCCATACAGCTGCTGCAGGTTCTGTTAAATATTTTTGAACTTTACCTAATACTCCTTCATAGTTAACACCAGTCATAATGTTAATTCCTTTAGGGTTAGAAGCAGGAACTTTATCTAATTCAGCAGCTACAGCTCCATGAACAGCTTTTAATACATCTTGAGGTTGGAAACCTTGTTTAGGCTTAATATCTAAAGCTTGCATATTAGCTTTAGGGTTTCCTGCATATACTTGACTCCATCTATGGTGACCATCAATAACATATTTACCAGCGTAAATTACAATAGGACCTCCTACATTAGCATTTCCAGCTAAAATGCTATCTAAACTACCATACTTATCGTCTAATAAATTTTGGATACTTTGATCAAATCCAATTTCTTTTTGGGTGGGGATAAGTTTTTTAACGGCAACCGTAGTAGTACTGTATGGTAATTTATCATCATCTGGGTCTCCATCTGCTAATCCACCTTTAAGAATAGCTTTAACTTTTGGGTCCGCCATATATTTAGCTAAATCATCTCTAAATGAAGGAACATCTTTTTTAAAAGAAGTAGCTAAATCTTCTGCTTCAGCTTCTTGAAGAAGAGGATTATTAGATAAGTATTTAATTAAATCAAATTTCATAGTTTAAATAATTGGACAACTGCCGTTTGAACATAAAATTTCAGTAACAATTGAATTTACTTTAAAATAGGAATTAACTAAGTGCTCTTTACCTTCCTTAATTACGTGCATATATGAACCTGGGTTGGATGGTGTTGAAACAAAGTCCCAACATAATAATTCGAAGTCGTCTTGAACTTCTAATACTTCACCCATTTGCTTTAATGAACCCATACCACGTGATGAAACACCTACTTGAATACCATTGTCAATAAGTGCTTTTAAAATATTACCACTTGGTGTAGGTAAGATTTCAATTTTACCACATACATGATCTCCATCCCACCACATATCAGTGATGTTATGAGATACATTTTTAAGGTTAATAATAGATGATTCTGGGTGGTCTAATTCGCCTAATGCTCTTTTTTGTTTAACCGATTCCATGTACTTATCGATTTCTCTTTCCCATAAATCTTTAGCATAATAGCGACCGTTACCGTTTTTAACTTCGGCAGTTGCTAAAATACCTTCTACTATAGGATTACCACGCTCAGAAAGCTTACCCTCTGTTAAAGATACAGGGTTAGCTTTAAAGAGTTGAGTTTCAATAAGTACTTGTTTCATTTTAATATGCTGACTCGTCAGTTTCGTCTACAACTTCTTTTTTAACATAAGCTTTACCGCACATTTTTTCATACATTTTACCGTATTTAGTTTTAGCACCTTCTAAAGCTTTAATTTCACGTTGAATTTCTTTAATACGAGCTGGGTTGATAAATTCAGCAATGGCATCGTTTTCTTGGACCATAGATAATTTACCTTCACGGGCAACGATTTCTTCGTCGATAGCATTTATTTTAGCTTCTAAAGCAGCTACATTACCAGCACTTTCGATTTCTTTAAGACGATGCTCTAAACCTTCTTTTTTGATTTTTTCTTTTTCTTCTTTTTCGCCGGCTTTTTTACCTTTTTCGTATTCGTACTTTTCATCGTCGCCTACGTACTTTTCTTCTTGGTCTTCTTTTTCATTTAATTGAACATTAGGAGCCATTCCAGCAGGGCGAATATCAACATAACCGCCAATACCTTCGTTAAGTAAGTCTGTTAATTTAATCATGTCTTCTTTGATTTTCACAGGTTCCATACCTGATGATGCATATTTGCCCTTTACTTCTTTGGTAGAGCCTAAACCAGGGTGATCTTGAGTATAACCAATGCCTTTAATTCCAAAGGCTTGGTTAGTAGTATAATATGTAGCATCTTTAGCTAAGTTTTTAGCTACGATAGCTTTTAATTCGTCTACAGTTTTCTTTTCGTTTTTAGGGTCTTTCATTTCAGCATAGTAGCCTTCTAAAAACTCTTGACCATATACGTTATCAATGTTTTTCTTATCCTTATAATCGAAGTCACGAGTTTCCATATCAGTAACTTCTTTAGTAGGATTTTTTTCTTCTGCTTTAGCTTCTTCGTTTAAGAATTGAGACCAATTAATAAAAGGATTAGCTGATTTAGAGGTAACAATACCACCAATTCCCTCACTAAGGATACCTTTTTGTTTAAGAATAGTACTAGCTTCATTATATGTAGCAAAATTAGTAACATATTCAGGGAATAATCTACGAGCAGATTTCATGAACACATCTACGTGCCCTTTTCCTTCTTGGATTAAGTTATATTGTTCTTGTAAAGTTTTCATTCGTCTCCTTTTAATATTGTTTCAATATCTTTTATTAAGTCTAAAATTAAATCAGTTCCGTATACAACAGCATACGACTGAGGGTTTTCTTTGTAGTAATTTGCTGTTTCATCAGCGGCATTATCTAACAAAGGATATAAATTATTTATACGAGCTTCAATTTCCTTAAAAGCTTGCATACGTCTTTCTTGGAATTGAGCGCGACCTGGGTCGGCTTCGTTTACTTTTAATTTATATCGATACTTATACATATTTACTTACCCCATAAATGTTTAACTTCAATACCTTTGGCTTGTTTATTTAACGCTTTTTTATTAACAAGTTTATATTTAAATTGTTTAACATAAGCATTATCTTTAACACCATCTTCATTTGCTTTTGGACCTGGGCCTAAAGTAGAACCTGGGTTAGATTCTTTTAATTCTTGATCTTTTTCAAAAGCATTTTTGGATAAATACCCACCAGCTTCTCCTGATAAGGACATTTCGTGTACGTTTTTAACACGATTATACTCTTCAGATTTATTATTACGTAAGTAAGTTCTAAGTGAATTTCTTAAATTGCGGACATCTTGCCCCCAATCTTTAATAAAAGGCTCAGCATTAGAGTGTCTAGCTGCTTTATCTACAGTTTTAAATAACTGTTGAACTTGTTGGTATAATTTAAGATAATCAGCAGCGTATTCAATATCCCATTCTACTGCTCCAGTTTGTGGGTCAACATCAGTTACTGTGGTTTTAATACCACCTTTAACTGTTACGTCTCCTACTTTAAATTCATTTACCGGCTTCATTTGCTGCTTTCAATTCTTCATAAAGTTCAAAATATTGAAGAATATTAACAATATCTTCACTTGATACTTTATCAGTTTTACCTAGCTCAGTAATTAAGCTAGTAACTTCGTTAATTTTGATTTGGACAGCTCTGTCAGTAACCTGTTTATTTAACTCAGTTAAAGCAATTTTAACTTCTCCTACTTTAGAATTATAAAATTCTTTTAATACAGGAGTAGAATCTACTGAGTTGATATATTGTCTTAAAATTTCTTTTTGAGAATCATATAAATTAGAATACTTGCCATTAAATTTTTCAAGTAAAATTTTATAAGTAAGCATTCTTACATCTTTATCATAAGATTCAAATTCTTTAAGTAATGAATTTTCAACATCTTTTTTATCAACTGGTTTAGATGTTAAATGTTCTAGTAAAGTTACTTTATTAGATACAATTTGATCAGGGTTGATAATATTAAGATTGGTTTCTAATTCTGTTAAAGTATAAAAAGCAGCGAATGTTTTATAATGTGGTAATTTAGTTTTAAAAAATTCTTCTAAATTATAATGTTTTTTAATTTCATTAATTAAGTTATATTTTTCTCTTCTTAAAATACTTTTATTTAATCTTTTAGAAGCATCTAATAAACTAGTAATTAAAAAATTAGAATGTTGTTCAGATAAAGAAGTTTTTTTAGTAAGAGTTTCGTATAATTTATATTCTTTACTTAATTCGCTTTTAACAAAAAACTTTTTAATAATATTTAATGCGGGAGATGCATCACCACTTAGAGTATCTGAAGTTACTCTACGAACTAAAAGTTCAAAGATAATGCCCGTATTTTTATATTTTGAATGTTTGATATTCATTCCCAGTAGGTTTTGTTATAAATATATCAAGATTACTGTTCCCTAATGTTAGATTCGTCTAGTAGTGGATGAGTATTAAATTTTTCACCTAAACTTTCTAACAAAGACTTATTTTTATTGTAATTAGAAGACGCATCTTCTTTTAATCCGGGTTGATCGTCAGTTCTCATATCTTTTTTACCTAAACGATCACGACCAAAAGCATTATCTTGAGTATTAATATTTGATGCTTTTTCTTGTGGGCGACCTAAAGGAGCTTTTTCATTATAACCATCAGGTACATTACCTGGGTCGGTTTCCATTCTGCCTTTACCATATAATGAAGCTAAATCATGTGGGGTACCATATGAACGTCCTGTAGTGATTGGGTCATTACCTTCAGTTTCAATTTGGGTCATACGGAATCTACGTTTTTGATCTTGAACAAGAAGATCTCTATATTCTTCATATTCATTTTCACTAAAATGGAAAATATTATCATAAATCCAATCAGTAGGAAGCAACTTATTTTCCATAATTTGAGCAGCTAAATCTACTTTTTCTTTCATTAATGCGATCTTTTCCTGATCGTAAATGATAGAAGGAGTAGTTAATTTAAGCTCAAAATTAGTCATTTGTTCACCTTCAAATCCTTGAACATATAAGTGAACTAAAGCAATTTTATAAAGTTCTGAAAGTAAAATACGTTGAATACGGTCAATTGTACGACCGAAACGAATATCTTCAGCTGCTAATGTAGCTTTACCTTGTAAATTTTCATCGTAACCCATAAAGGCTTTAGGCACCTTAAGAGCTGCAAATAATTTTTCTCTTAAGTATTCAACGTCTTGAATTCCATCATATTGTAATCCAGGAGTAGTATCAATTTTGGTTGCTTGGTCATTACCTCTAACTGGGATGTAGAAATCTTCAAGCATGTTCATCATATTATACTTGAGGTTGTATTCACCAGTTTGTTCATCTATATAAGGAGCGCGTTTCATTTGCGTCATAGTTTTCTGCATAAATTGTTCTACTTCTTGAGGTGGAATATTACCAACATTTACATAGAAAACTCTTTTTTCTGGGGCACGAACAATTCTGTGAATTAACATTGCGTCTTCCATTAACACATATTGTTTGTAAAGGCGACGAGCTGGTTCAATATATGAACGACCATATGGAAGATAATTAGTATCAGATAAAAGGCGGAAGTGAGCCATTTCATAGTTATCAAATACTATTTCATTAGCTAAAGGTTTTGAGTTTGGAGTAGCATAATAACCAGAAGGGTTAGAGTAATAACCATCTGCGTTATATAAGAATTGAACTTTTGAAGGGTTTTTAGGGTCAAAATTTTCACGTCTTTGGATATGGTAAGCTGAATAAGGGATTACATTGTATACCCCAAACTTTTCAGCTATTTCTAGTTTTAAGAAAAAGTCACCATATTTACACATTTGGCGAGTCCACGACCATAAATTAAATTCAATATTTAGTACATCGTAAAATAGATTATAAAGAATCTTTTGGATACTTTCATCACTACTTCTAATTTGAAGTACTTCTCCTAAATCATTTTTTAAAGTACACTCATCAGCTACAATGTCAAGTGCAGAAGCAATAATAGCATCAGCATCCATAGAATCATAATCTGAATAGATCATTGTTCTAAGGTATTGCCAGTTCATATTAAACTGTGCTGCTGCTAAAGAAGTTGCAGAAGGGTTAATGTATAATTTACCAAATCTATCAATTAAAGAATTGGTAGCATATTCTCCTGTAGTTTGGATTCTATCTGTATCAATTACCTTGAGCTGGTTTCCTCCTACATTACGAATTACTACGTCTGTAGAGAATAATCTTCTTAATCTTGAGAATATGCTAGTATCAGCCATTTTTTATCTAATTATATCTTATAAATATTACAAAAGCCATGTAATGTCTTCTTGTTGACCCTTAATTTCTTGCATGTATGGATTAGCTGCTCCAATTCGACTATATACACCACTAGGGGAATTAGGTTTACTTATATTATTTAAAGCAGCTCTAGTCATATCTAATCCTTGTTGTTGAAATTTAAGTGATGTATCTCGTAGAAACATACCAATCCCAAATGACATAACCAAGTCATCATTATAGCCTGGTTGGGCTTCTGGTCTTCCGTTTCTCCAAACAAATACTTTCATTTCCTCTAACAATCTTTTAGATTGAATATTTACACTTCTATCACCAATATACTCTCTCATTTTATTAATGACAAGGGGTCTTGTACGGAGTGACATAGTAAATCCAGGAGTTGTATTACTTCCAAATTCATATCTACTAAAATATGATTCAGCTGTAACTTGGTCACTTTTAGGAGATGAATAAAAGTTGCGATATCCATTTTCCATAATTAATTCTATAGTAGCCCACCCTACTGAGGCGTTTTCTACTACTAATAATGCTTGATTATACTCAGAAGCTAAACCAATTAAAAATAAACCAAATTCTTTAGGTGGTAATTGACCTTTATATTCAGCAACTTGTGTATTAGTTGCAATGTCAATTACATGAGCAGCTGAAAAGTCTTTACCATCACCTCGAGCAACGTCAGCTACCACCATATAGTCTCTACTATAATCAGCTGGTTCCCATACCCAAAGATTTTTATCAGCACCTCTACGTTCCATAGGTTCTTTTACAGTGGTAGTTTCTATAAATTCAATCCACTCAGAGTAAAATACAGTATCTCCAGAAGTACTAAAGTCACAGTCACATTCTTGTGCTGCTAATCTAGGATCACCTAATAATTCATCTTGTCGTTTTCTCCATTCCTCATTTCTTTCAGGGTGAACATACCAAGGTAATTTAATTGGTAAAAAATCATTTTCAGCTGATTCTGCTCTCATCCATGTTTGATGAAACCAGTTACCTGTACCATAAGGAGTAGATAATACAATAGCACCACCACCAGTTGCTAGGGTTTGTTGAGCTGAAGCCCAAATTTCACCAATCTGTTCAATAAACGCTGCCTCGTCAATTAGTAGAAGAGAAACTGCTTCTGAACGACCTGCATCACTACTTGCTGCTACTGCTTTAATTTGAGATCCATTACTTAATCGAAGTGATAATCTGTTATTTTCTATAGTGTCTATTTTAAGCCAACTGGGTAGATTATCATACATGAAACGTACTTTAGTTACCATGTTTTTAGCTGTTTCTTGCTTTGTCGCAATACAGAGTACGTTTTTATCTTTATGGAATAGCATTAACCATAAAGAATAACCTGCAGCTAAAGTTGAGATACCTAACTGACGGGATTTAAGTACTACAGAATATGGATTGTCTCTCCATAAATGAAGTACTTTACCTTGGAATGGATAAAGATTAAATAAAATACGACCTCGTTGTGGGTGTTGAATATAACAATATTTGTTCATAAAATGCACCGGATCTTGGGCACATTTTATGTACTCTTGTTGAATTATATGTCTTAAATTAGGTTCGCTCATTTTCCGAGTTTCCAGTACATACGGCCCGAAATAACTGGTGCCAAAGTCTGGTCAACTCCTATTCCCAAGCCGAGTGCTTGCTTTTTCTTGTTTTTATATAACATTTCACCACCTAAGTATTGAATTTGATCTTTATTACCTGCCAAACCTAAACCGAAGTATAGTTCTCTTTGGTTAATATAGTGTTTTTCGATAATTGTCTTTCTAGGATAGGTAAAATTGTAAGCAATTTTTCTACCTAAGATTTGGTTTTGGGATACTGTATCAGTAATTGTTAAGTCTAGACTGTCTAATACTTGTGTATCCTCATATGTTCTAATAGCATAATAGTCTGCTAAGATAGCTGATGTATCGATTGGTGTAGAAAATGTATCAATGTCTACTTTAGTTACGTATTTAACTTTAGGTACGTAAACTGGGTATTCTTTTTCAATTGTTACATATTCAATGATAGTATCCCTAATAACACGTTCAGTAGGTTCAATTGAGCCTCCTGAGCATTGTCTCATTAGGAAAATCACAACTACCAATACTGCAATTAACAGTGATTGGATATTTTTAAAATATTTTTTCATTTTAGTTTATAGCAGCTACCTTTGCTTCAATATCTACTTTAGCGTCTGCCCATTCTTTAGCGTAAGCGTCTTTATCTAATACGCGGTTTGCTGAGTCAACAACACCTTTAGATTGCATGTCTTTCAAGAATGCTCTAATCATTTTGGTTTTTTCTTGTTGACGGAGTTGGCTTAATTTTGATTTATCGAATTTACCACCTGAACGAGCAAGTTGTTTAAGTTCTTTATCTGATGGTCCTTCTTCGTCGTCTGTAGTGTAAGATTTGTTTAATTTAGAAGTTACAAACTTAGCTACTTTTTCTTTTGGAGAGGTTGGGGTTGCTGATTTTGGACGACCACGTGTACCTTTTTCTTTTTGTGGTTTATCAGGATCGGCTTTACGACCACGTTGGCCTACTTCTCTTTCACCTCTTACTAAATCGATAAATTTATTTAATTGATTATCAAATAAATCTTCGTCACCTAAAGCAGCTACTACTTCGTCGTCAGCTTTAATTGCTTTACGAACGTCTTTCTTTTCAGCGTCTTTATTTTTTTCGATTACTTTTTCGATAGCAGCTTTTAAATCACCAGCGATTTTAGCCATTTCATCGAGTTGTTCTTCTTCTAAATTTACAGTGCCTCCTGATTTTAAAGTTTTAATAAGAGACTCTTTATCTTTAGATTTTTGGAAATTTGGATCTTGTTGCATAGAAGTTACAGCCTCTGGTCCTGAGTATGAGGTAAGTTCTTGAACGATCATTTCACGAATAGAATCGTATAATTCAGATTTTTTCATTTTAGAAAAATAATAGGTTTTGTTATAAATATTATATCCCTAATTGAAATATCAATTGTTCTATGCGTTGTTCTGTAGGTCCTTCAAGAATACCATACTTTTTAATACGATGTTTATTTTTATCAATAATCATTCTAATAGTAAAATCGATCAGTTGGCGGTAATCTTGATCAGTTTCACGAACACCGTTGTCTTCCATTTCTACCCCTTCAGGAGAAATATAAAAAATATAATCATATTCGCTAATAAAACGTGTAGCATATTCAGTAAATGCTTCTTTATCAATATAATCCATTGATTTAGAAGCTTGAGCAAAAGCCATAACATCAATTACAGTACGATCTGTAATAATGTTTTCTTGGATAAGCTCACTAGCACGTTCAGCTAAAAATACTGTTTGTCCTTTTAAGGTTGAATCAGTATTCAATGGAATACCTTGAGACATTAAATATTTAGAGCGTTCAGTTCTAAACATATAATCTTTAAATTCAGGGAGGTCTTTAAGAGCGTTAACAAGTGTAGTTTTACCTACTGACATTGTGCCACATAATCCTATTTTCATGCTTGTGAATCTCCTGGTTTAACTCTATAACTATCGTAATCAAAATGTTGTGTTGACACCTCAAATATAGTAGCTCCTTCTGTAAGAGCCAATAATTGGTGAGGTTGTCCTGGGATTAAATGGATACAGTCCCCTTCTTTAATATGTGTGTGATGTTCAGTTGCTGTTTCAGTATCAATCCACTTATATGTAAATTCACCTTTAGAAACATACCAAGCTTCATCTTTTAATATATGATAGTGCATTGAGAATTGTTTACCTTCTTTAAATACTAGAAGTTTGCCACAATACAATTCATTATTAATAATCCATAGTTCGTGTCCCCATGCTTTTTCATGGTGCTCACCTTGATAAGGTTGAGCTTCTAAAGTGTGTTCTCTCATATTAGAATCGTGTTGTTCCACGCATTGATGGATTTTTATACCAAGGAAGCCCTTCTCTATCTTTACGAGCTTCATTCCATTCTTCTTGAGTCATTCTAATTCCATAAAGATAGTACTCTTTTTTATATTTTGAATCTTCGTCTTCAATAGGTTCTACTGCAGGGCCATCCCAATTGTGATATTTCCAATTTGCAGATCCTGATTCTTTAAAAAAATGATGATATGCCCCACCATTTTTCATTTGTTTTGTTTCGTATATAGTTTGTTTTGCCATAATTACCAATTTATCACGTCTCCGTGTATATTATCCCATTCGCAAATGTACGAACCATTTTCTACAGTGCAAAATCGTTCTAAAATATCTTCAGCAACATATGTACCTTGAGCACCTGAAACTGTAATACCACGAGCTGATAGAGCATCGCCTACAAAGTGAACATTGTCAAATTGGGCTAGTGCTAGGTTTTTATAGTCTACAAGTGGTTCCGGTGCTAAGTATTTAACTTCAGGAATATAAACACCCCAGTCATGTGCAAGTGTTGGGAATACTTTTTTCATATCCTCAATAAAATCATCAATATATTGATAATAACCTTGGAATGCTTCTCTTACTTTATCCATTTGTTGAGCGTTGATAGCAACTGCACTTACAGTCCCACCTTCAGAAGTTAATGAAGGGCGACGTGAAGGGCTATAAAATAAACCAGTAGCATCTTTTTGAACTTTTTTAACCAAGTCACGTGACCATTTAAATGGTTCTTCAATGCCTGGGATTTCCATTAAGATACCAAAGTTGGTCATATCGTTACGGAATCGCATATCTTTTTTAGCGTGACCATTATAACTGTGATCTCCGTAAGTTTCTTCTACAGCAACGTATGCTGCATTATTATTGGTGCAGAATGAACGGAGTGAAACACCATTATCGAATTTACGATACAACTTAAAGTCGTAACTGATATCGATTAGTTTCTGGAAGTGTTTTTGTGGTGCTTCAAATCGAACACCAATTTGTACTGGTTTTGGTTCAGTAGGGAAATTATAGTCGTCAGCTAATTGCTTACCAAAGTCAATACCTGATTTACCAACTGCAAATATTAGGCGGTCATATTCAAATGTATGTGTTAGGTCTGATTGTGGGACTGTTACTTTACCTGTATTATTTTCGAAATCAATTGCTGTTACTTTAGCTTCCCATTCAAATTGAACCCCTTTTGACACCAAATAATCGTACCAATTTTTACCAATCTCGTGTAGATAATCTGTACCAACGTGCCATACAGGAAACAATCGCAAACCGAAATATGGTTTGATAAAATCGGGTTCTGCTTCAGGATTTGAACATTGTACTTCCTCTGGTTTAGGATGGAATCGTTTGAAGTTAGTAATTACTTGGTCCATCAATTCCATTGCTTTGTCTTCGCCACAATATTTTGATAATTGACCACCAATAGCTGTATGATATGTTAGTTTGCCATCAGACCAACCTCCAGCACCAAGAAAACCTTCCATTACTTCAGAAGGTTTACGCTTATATGGGCTTTTGCCCATATCAATAATAGTGATAAGTTCGCCTGGGTAACCGTTGTCTACTAGCTTTGTAGCTGCATTTACGCCTGCAACTCCAGCTCCTACAATTACGATTTTTTCCATTTTTCCTTTATTATTTAACTATTAAATATACAAAAAAGAGCTGCGGCTCTCAACGAGTGAGGCCACAGCTCTCAAAAAATTGTTTTAAGCGACTGGCTATGAATCAGTCTAAATGTTGTTAGGCACCTCCTCCTGCTGGGAATACTGTAGATACATAACACTGGTATATTCCAGCTTTTCCAAATGTACTTCCGCCTGGGATACTATACTGTCCCCCTGTTGTAGCATCTGGTTGGTTATATCTAGGGAAAGTCCATTCTCCACCAAAGACATTATCAGTAAGATTTGTCCATCTTAAGATAATAGCTCCTGAGCCAGTAACAGCATCTCTAACAGCTTGAGCGGCTGAACTATAACTCCAACAACCGGCATTAAGGGGGATATTAGTTTTCTGTGCCATTAAAACTTTAAGATCAGCAACCCCAGCTATACCATCATTATCCCATAATGTAGAAGATCCAGTCCAATAGAATTGGATTTCTTTAACATTTGTAGTAGAAGTACCACTACCTGTAGTAATAACTAACCAATCTCCATTAGATGGTAAACTATTTTCTGCTTCACCAAATATAGGCATCCAAACGGATTCTGTGACGTTACCAGCAGGGTCTCCTGCAATAGCTCTAGGGTAAAAATTTACATCTCCAGAGGTAGGATAATAAGTAGTGCCTACTGAACATGTATATTGGAACATTCCTAATCTTACACCACTACCTGTAAGCATGGTATTTGCTGTTTTGTCATATATTACAAAAACATTATTATCCCCGCCTGAACCAGCTCCATCATTTCGTTGGGAGCTTGTAGTGTGTAAGTTAAAGTACACAAATCGAGTTGTTCCGTAATAATTTCCTGTAGAGGGATAACTCATTATTTATATATTTTTAATGTTAAATTACCAGTTCCTTTAATAACACGATGCCATTCATGTCGTGGTATAAATATAATGTTATTTATGGAAGTTGGCAATTGATTATCAAGTTGGATTTGCCAATTTGTTTCGCCTATAATTTCGATTGTACGATCTTCATCATCGCGGTGCCACATTAACTCTATTGGGTCAATGTCTTGGGAAAATTCTCTAATGATGTACTTATTATTTACTTTAATATCAGTATAGGGTTGCATTATCCAGCTTTTGTTTGAATTCTATACCATTCAGCTCCATCAGACCATACCATAATACCCTCATATTCTTTATTTATAGTATAAGAACCAGCACTACCATCTAAAGTTTGACCTGCAAGTGGGGTTAATTCAGCTCTTGTAGAGGTTGAAAAAGTACTATCAGTAATAAACCTAAGTGCACGATATGTGTTTACTGCCGCCGTGGCATCAGGTAAATACAAATTCATAGTACCAGTAGCTCCACTCCAATCTATGCGAATCATAGATGTATTAGCATAAGCTGAACCTGTGAGCCATTGATCTACTGTAGGTTCTACTGTTAAATTAACTGGTACTAAGTAAGAATTATTAGTATTGTTTTGATTATAAGTTTCAATTGAACCAGTTACGTAATTTGTAACATCATCTAAAGTAGTGTATTTAGTTACACCACCTTGAACATCAGCAAATAATTCATCCCCTTGAAGGGTTGAAGATGCTGGTAATCCTGATATTGGTAAATTAGGCATATGCTGTTATAAAAATATTGTTTCCGTCTTCTTGTTGTAAGTTAAATAAATCTTCTTGGAGTAGGAAGCCTACATTTTGAAGAGTTAATCGCTTTGGGCCTTTATTTTGATAAATAATCCAACTCATACGAGCTTCATTTAACTCATATAAATATTGATTATATTGATTAACTTGTTCTGTAAGTGGAAGTTTACGAATATGATTTAACTCCTTAAATTGAGGCCAAAGTATTTCGTTAAATATATCCATCACCAAAAACCGCTAAAGTTAGACTTAAGGCCTAACAATTTAGCGTATCTTGGTAAACGACAGCTCCAGTATGAAGCTTTAGTTTTATCCTTTTTATTAGCACAATCGTGTCTTTTAGCGAATGCTTGTCTTGCCTTTGGGTTATTGATTTTTGCTCTTAAACCACCTGAACCAAAACGTACAGTTTTAATTTTCTTGGTTTTAGGATCACGAACGTATACTTTATAAGCTTTACCACCTGAGGCAGAACGCATTGGTTTACCAATTTTTTTCTTTACTTCTTCGTGGACAAATTTAATTTGATCTTCCGATAAATGACCTAAATATCCTTTAACTACATTTCTAGGATTAGATATATCAAGAGCTTTATTAAGGAAGCCTAATCTTTTTTCGATCACTTGCTTCATTAATTCTAACGTCTCTTTATCAAATTCGTCTTCAACTGCAGCTAAAAATTCTTCAGTTTCGAGTTCGTTAAGTTCAATAGGAAAATCTAAAGGAACTTGAACACCTTCAACTAATGCAAAGTGACCAAGATCTGTTTCTGTTAATACCTCTAAATCAGCACCTTGTACTTCAATAATATTGCGGCTATATAAAGCGCGGGCTTCTGCCCATAAATTAAAATACTTTTCAGAACCAGCGCGATATACATGCTCAGTAAGAGGTCGTGCGTTATCTAAGTGAAATTTTAATCCTTCAGAAAGGATTTCTTTTGGCGCTAAACTTTCGTTTAACACTACAGGCTTTGAAGCACTACAAGTTCCACATCCACAGCTACACATATCTATAAATATTAAGACATTATTTTATCGTACGGAATTTCAATTTTATTACCTGTTAATTCACCATCCCTATATAATTTATCTTCGGGTTGGACAGTTGCTCTTAAACCACCTGTAGCAGTTCTTGTTGAGTCATGTCTAATATTAAGAACAGGTTCTAAATTAAATTCTTCTACATCTGCTAAATTTTCAATAATTTTAGAAACTTCAATTCTAATAGTATCACCTTCTAAATTAAAATCATTTGGTGTAAAAGTTCTATAAACTACTACAGCATTATCAGAACCAAATATAATAGATTGTTCATCTTTTGCTGGAAGATCAGTTACAATAACTCCAGTTACAGGTTGATCAGTAGTTTCATTATACATAACATTAATACCTTCCTTTTTGTATCCTAATTTATCTACAAAAGGTTTAAATATTAATTCAGGAGCAAAATCTCCATTTTTAATTTTCTTTGAAAGTTTAGCTACAACATCTTTATAACGAGTATCTGAACTTTCCCAGAAAGCAGCATTGTCTTTTTTAATTGAGATAGGATAATCTTTATCTCCATTTAATACAATATCAGCTTTTTTACCTCCTGCTACATCATATCCAACTGTAGTAACTTCTTTAACGCTTCTAGTTACATAATTTTTATTAGGAGCTACAAATACTACATTTTTAGGACCATCTGCTAAAAGATTATTTAGTTCATTTGCTATAATGTCTTCATTTTCAGTTCCAGCTGATGCTCTACCTTGTGCACCTGAAGGTTTAAGTAAGAATTTAGCTGTTTTATATCTTACTCCTCCAATAGAAGATCCTGACATGTTAGGGTCATATTCAAATCCTTCGAGTGAATTTAATTTAGTAACATAATCATATCTTTCTGAACGAGGGACTAGAATTTTATAAGTAGAAGAAGATTGTTTAAGGAAATCTTCATCTTTTAATTCTAATCTAGCTTTAATAATATCAATTGCTTCTTCAGCATCTTCAGCTTCAGATATAATTGAAATATTTTCACCTATTAGTTTACTTAATAATGATTCAAGTAAAAGAATATCCTGTTCATTTTTCATGTCAGGATATCCTTTATCGAACTTGTAAGCAAACTTACGGAAAAATTTATCAAAAACGTCCATTAGGCTTCTGTTTCAGTTTCAGTGTCTACGGTTACATCAGTAGTTTCAGTTCCAGAAGCAGCAGTTTCTGCACTACCACCACCTTCTCCACCTGGGAATTCGCCTCCACTGCCTGTAGAAAATTCAGCAGCGTCTTGTTCGCCCATAATGTTAGGAGCTCCGTATCTTAAAATACGAGAAATAGCATTAGTAGCATTTTCTTCTTCGTTTAAATTAAGAAGATAGTATTTTTTTCCTTCAACCTCAGCTACCCAACTTCTTTCGTTATAGACTAAATAAAAGTTTTCGCCGTTTTTAAGGTTGATACGGAATGTAGTTGGTTTAGGAGCTACCCAATCAATTGAAGCTAAGAATACATCGAATTGTGGACCGAGTAGGTCTACAATTACGTCTTTTAGTTCAGGGAATTTGGTGAGTTCGTCGTATTTTTCTGCGGTGATGTCTACGAGCTTTTTTTCACCATAAACCGTTTTAACTAAAAGTTTGATCTTATCTCTTAGTTCTGCTTTGGTCATTATTTTTTCTGTTTAGCTGTTGGACCTTTACCGCCGCCTTTTGCTTTGTAAGCTGCTACTGCACCAGCGATTGCTTTAGCTGCTTTTTCTGATTTACCTTGCTTTTCTAATTTACTAACAAGCTTAGCGAATGATTCGTCTAATTCAGCTGTTTCTTTTTCTTCGAAGTATACATCATCGTTAGCCATATCAATTACTTCCATAGCTTGATTGGCTACTTCATCACTATATTGGTTATAGAAGTCTTTAAAGAGAGAAGCTGTAGAAGACAATCCGCCCATTACTCTAGCACCTTTAATGCTTGCATATTCTATAGCTGCTTTTTTTACTTCTTGATCTCCTTTAAAATAATGATTTACTATCTGATCAATTCTTTCTTCAAAATCAGAAGTAACAGCTTCGTCTACACCACCTTCGATTTTTTTAGACCAATATCCTTTAGGTAAACCTTCTTCGATTTCGTCTTCGTCACCTACTAAGTCAACAGTCATTACTTGTGGTTCCATTTCTGGTTCCATTTCAGGTTCTTCACCTGTCATAGCGTTTACTGCGGCGTCGATTTCTGGTTCTTTGATTTCAAAATCAAGATAATGTTTAGCTGAAACCATGTTGTTCATGGCTGTTGTGAGTTTAGCTTGCCACCAAGCTGGGAAGTCAACTTCTGCTTCACCTTCAAAGC